GGGACCCTTCACGGCGACCATCCTGCGTCATTCCATCATACTCTCGCCGGCACTGATCGCCTGCTATTCGGGATTCGTCATAAGCTTTCGCCAGCTCTCGATTCGTTTCGACAGACCGTGTGAGCAGGTCGGAGAGCACCATGGCGGCGCGGGTGGCTGCCTGGCCTCGGGCGACAGCGGCGGTATCCGTGCCGGGGCAACTGACGGCGGCGGCGAACTTGGCGCCTTCGTCGCGCAACCGCTGACCAGAAGCATCGGCATCAACAGCGCCAGCATTCGCAATCGATCTTTCCTCATGACCATGGGCTCTCGCCTCCTCCTGCGCTTGGGCGCGTTGATGTTCCTGCTGACGGGCGCCGCGCTCACCGAGCACCTCGGCAAGACGGTCGCCGCTATCGCGCTGGGCCGAGACTTGGCCAGCCTGCGCCTGTTCTACACTCCGGCCGTGCTCGTAGGCTGCCCAGTGGCTGGCCACCAGGACCAAGCCAGCCGCCAGACCGACCCAGGGGCTCACGCCAGGGCCCCGCCCAGCTCAACCCACCGCCCCAGAAGCTTTTCGAGGCGATGGGGATTTTGTCCATAACTGTTTCCTGGCAGCGAGGCCCAGATGTTCGAGCACTTGGCGATTGCTTGCTGGATGCGTCCAGCCTTGATGTCATCCAGCGCGCGCCGTTCCCGGATCTGCTGCAGGGCTATGCGATCTTGGTTCTCCGGTGTGAATCCACCAGACAGTCGGAGGCTGACCCGGTAGGCGTCCCAGTAGCGTTCCAGCAGCTGGTACCGCCCGGCAGCCGTGCTGGTGACGTTCTTGCCGTTGATGGGGAACGTCAGCTTGCGTCGGGGATGGTCGGCGTAGCCTTGGAACAAACCGCCGCCGTACAAGACGTTGTAGCCGTCGTCGCTGGCTTTGACAGTTGATGTGCCTTCCGAGAAGGCGATCAGGTCCAGGAACCGGAGCACGTTTGCACCTCCGGCCTGGGATTCGGTGAGTCTGGCCATTTTTTCTCCAGGCGAAAAAAAGCCCGCGCTGGGCGGGCTGGAGTCGAACGAGGCCGATTAGGCGGCCGGGGCTTCCGGCTCCGGCGCCGCTGCGGGTTCCTTCGCCGTGATCGATACCTTGGCGCTGTAGTCCTTCAGTACCTGGGCCACGCAAACCTGCGCGGTCGGAAACTGGTTCAGGATCTCGCGAGCGCGGGCGTCGGCTTCTTCCTGAGTGGCATAGCGGGTTTTGTTGGCCGAGTCGTAGTCATTGGCCAGGTTGATAGCTACATAGGGCATGGGTGTTTCCTCTTTGGTTATCTAAATGGAAATGGGTAGTCGCTCGCTCGAATTACAAGCGCTTGAGGTTGGCGGTCAGTCGGAATATCTGACCAAGTTGTGTCTCGTGCACCGCTGTGTTGAGAGATAGTTGCAACGGCAGGACTGAAGAAGAATCTGACGCCACCAGAGGCGCCACCACACCCTTCATTCGCGCTCACGCTTGCGCCTTCTCCTAGCGTGTAACCTTCAGCCAACATGCAAATCCTGGAGAACGTCAGATAGGCTGCAAGCTCACCAGACGCTACTGGAACAAACACAGCTCCTTTTGGCTGCGGGTAGTCAGTGCTTGCCCATTCCCTACCTGACGCTTCGTTACCCCCGCCCGAATAGGGAGTGAATCGCAGGTCTGAGCCGGGATAGGCCGGTGCGTTGATTGGAGGAGGATCCACAGCCGCGATGATATTTAGCGGCGGCATTCCGGTTGTAAAACTGATACGACCTGCAGCGTCATAGCACTCCATGCCCGTCCTCTCGCCCACGTCGCGCATCAGGTCGAAGATATAGGCCTTGGTATTCGGGCTGCAGCCTTTGAAGTACAGCGTTCGGACATTGCCGCTAACCGATTCACCACAGGGCTTGCCATCGCCGACAAGGAAAACGATCGGCGAGACAGCACCGGTGACGGTGATTCCGCATATGGGATCAATCAGGCGTGTGTATGAATAACTACCTTCTTCATTTGGCGGCAGGTTGAGAGACCGCAAAGTATAACGCCCCCATCTATCCACCAAGTCCAAATATCCACTTTTCAACAAGCCGTAGGAAATTCGGTCGATATCAAAAAGGAGCGTGCCGTCTTCTTTGAAAGCCTGGAATCCGACAGGCATTTCACCTCCTAATAATAGCCGTAGTAGATTCTGCAATTGGCGCTGAACTGACCGAACCAAGTTGAGTGCTGGTATTGCCAGGACAGCGTATTGCCTGAGATTGTCACGCCCGGTTTCTTGCCCTTCCATTGCTGCGTATCGACCAGCGGCACGACGATATAAAACCGCCGCTTGCCCGCTGGAATACCGGGCAGGGTTATCACCCCGCCCGTTGCATTGGTGACAACATCCCCTTGGTGCTGACTGATCGACATCGTCATGTTGACGAGAAGTCGGCCGTCAGAGCCGTAGATCTCCAGTCCACTGGGCATGATTCAGTCCCACTCGCCCATGCGGATGCGACGGACACCGTTGATGACCATGTCGATACCTCTCCTGTTGTATACGGTGTATGCCGTTGCGGCCTTGTTAAGCAGGATCAGCGTGCCCGAGGCGAAGTCCATTCGCATGATCGGTGTGCCATCGTTGGCCAGTTCGGACGAGTTGATTGAGCTACCAACAATTGCCCTCTGCACGGTGAGCTTTGAAATCAGGGCGTCATTCATAACCACCTGACCGTTTTCCGCCGTGAAGATGTTGACGAGGCCTTCCCCTATGGGATTCAGCACCGAGAAGCGGTTTGCCAGCACGACAAAGCTGGATTGGAACGTCCCGCCTTGGTTCTCAAGGCCCAGGCCGAAGCCGGCGGCGTAGTAGCTGCCGCCCGAGGTGAGCCCGAGCTTGACCGACCAGGTAGCGTTGACCTTCCCATCCAGGTTGGCTTGGGCGGTGCTGATCTGCTGTACGGCGGCATTGGTGCTGCCCAAGCTGCTCTGGACGCCATCGACTCGCTTGCCCATGGCCGCGTCAGCGCTCGACCGGACAGAGGCTTCGTTCTGAATTGCGGCATTGGCATCTCCGACGGACGCAAACAAACCGTCTGTTCGCTTGGCTTCGGACTCAATCTTAGCTCCCTGCTGTGTCACCTTGGAATCCAGCGACGACAGCGCGCGGCTGGAGGCTGATGGTGCGGCACGACCAATCGCAATCCAGTCCACCTCGAACACATCGCTCGGCATACTGCCGAAGTCGATACGGACCCGGTCGATGACACTGCTGGTCCAGTCACCCCCCCCTGATGTCAGGTTTGCCATGTCCCATTCAAGGATGGTGCTAGCGCCCACGGCCAGCGCTGGATTGGCGATGACCTTGCGGTAGCTGCCAGCAAAACCATGGTCTTTAGTCGAGTAGAACAGCTGCCCATCCCATCCCGAGCCGCCACGTCGAGTTATTGCGACACGAATGCGCGTGTAAGCATTGCCCTCAATGGCGAGACCGGCCGCGCTTATGAGTTGCGGGTCATTGCTTATAGAACTGATGGTCAAGAAACCAGCGCCGAGCGTGATATTCGCACCTTGGCCATACCACACATCCAAAGCCCCATCGAAATGCCAAAGCCCTCCGGGTGCAGGATCCAGGCCAGCTGCACCGAGCCCACTGGTCACAGTTGCAAGGTTATTGCGTAGATCAACCAATTGGCCCGATTGTGACGTGAGGCTGTTTTCCGTTGCAGACACCCGGCCTGAGATAGCCTCCACAGCGGAAGCGGACGCTCTGGTGGCAAGGCCGTTGACGGGGCTGTTGACGCTGGTCTCCAGTTGGGTAGTTCTGCTAGCTACTGCCGTTATTGCCGCGCCTTGCTGCTCAACGCTCGAATTGAGACTGTCGATCGCTTTGCTATTCGCTGATACCTCGGCACCTGTAACCTGCCCATTGTCCGACCAGCCGGTGGCCCTGGCGCCGTGTTCAAACTGGGGCCGGGCCAATTCCATGTAGCCACTGCTGACTGCACCAGTGATGCTGAACACACGGTAGTAGACGTTGCATTCGACCGCGCCTGCTACTGCGACACCCGAGTACTCGACCCGCTTCGATGAAGGGCTCAGCGGCACCAGAGTGCTGGCGGGAGCGCCAATTGCTGCGCCTGATGCGTTGAGCCATTGCAGGTAGATACGGCAAGCCAGGCCTGTCGTACCGCGTGCATAGGTCGACGCGGTGAACGGTTCACCTTCTGCAACCTTGGGGCGCTTGATCACGCTTCCGCTAGAGGCAGGTCTCAGCGATTTGTAACCCGTGGGCGAGGCACCAGAAGTGGTGAGCCCCGAAGGCACTTCAATCCGCAGGGCTTTCTCCGCTGAACTGAGCCAGGACACAACCAATGTGTCCACCGAGCTAACGCTACCCTCGGTCTGCCATCCTTCTGCAGCGCCGTTCAGGCTCGCGTACTTGGTCATTGCTGGGTTGTAAAATAGGTTCTCGCCGCCAGCATCACCGATGCTGTTTTCAAGCTGCGTCAGCTGGCCTGAAGTGCTGGTTAAACCCTCCTCCGTTTTGGAAACCCTAGCCCCTACACTGGTGATTGCAGCGGCATTGACCGCTGCTGCGGCCGCTGCGTTTCTGGCATTGTCTTTCCACCCGCTGACGGTCGGAGAGAGTTCTGCCTGGGCGCGATCAACCTCGTAATACCCATCGGTGGCAGCGCCAGTGATCGGGCCCCGCACACGTAGCAGCACGTCAGCCCCAACCGTTCCGGCAGGTGCAGGCGCACCCGTATACGTCGGCCTCGCCCAAGCGTCACTCAACGTGGTGCGCAGAGGGCCATTGGTTGCAAGCGTTGCTCCAGTTGAGCTTTTGTACTGCAGGTACAACTCACTCAGCAGCCCGGCGGTGCCCCGAACGTTTGCAGAGATCGTCAATACCTGACCTTGCGACATTGATACGACGCCTGGGAACGGCAGAGCAATGTCCACATAGGCCGATCCCGATAGCCCTTTGGCATCTACCCGCTGAGCCTTTCCTGCTGGATCAAGCGTTGAGGGTACGAGGGACAGCGTCCTGCTCGATCCGCCCAAGCCGCCTGCGCGCCACCCTTCTGCCAAGCCCGGTGTCGCCCCTTCGACTTCAAAAGAGGGGTTCGGGAGCAGGTTCTCGCTGCCGACCTGGGTCAGCGAGGTATTGATGCTGGTGATCGCCTGGCCATTGGCTGTGATCGCGCTGCCGTGCTGCTCGACCTCTTGAGACAGCGCCTGTACTGCCGCTGCTTCGGCCTTGGTAGCCACCTGGCTCAGCGCACTGGCAGCTGCGGCCGCCGCATCGGTGGCCACTATGTCCGTGACGGCAAGCCAGGTCGAACCTGTCCAGCGTTTCGGGGTGTTGGCATTGCCAGTGGTATCGATCCACAGGTTTTGTGGGAGGCGATCGGCAACAGCGGGCGCTGCGGACTGGACGATGACCTTGCCCTTGCCGTCGGCAAGCCCATAAGCGTCTTGGGCTGCCTTCTGTGCCTTGTCGACGTTCCCGTCAGTGATAACCAAGCTACTAGTGAGCCTTGTGACTTGCTCGCCCGTAGACTTTAGCCCCTGCTCATTCTTCTCGACGCGAGCGCCCAAGCTGGTAACGGCCTCGGCGGACACATCGGCCGCCGCCAAAATCGACGGCTGATAGGCCGTGGCCACTGTCCCTTCCTGCAGCTGCACATTGTCGACCTCTGCCCAAATGTTGGCCGCAGCACTCGAGTCGCTGGACAGGCGGCAGGCATACACGTTGACCTGTGTAGCGTTGGTCGGCGCCAGCCCAGTGAGCGAATAGCGCACAAAGGCATCTGTGAGCAGGAATCCATCGGCCGTCCACGGGGCGCTCAGCACAGCACTGGATGCATCAAGGAACTGAAGATACATGCGCATCCGACCAGTACCGCGCGCATAGACGCTCAGCGTGTATGTCACCCCGGCCTTAACTTTGACCCGTGCGCGGCCATCGGCCGGGCTCGATACCACCTCGATGTAGCTTCCAGCGCCGACGCTTGCGCTGATGCGCAAGGCATTGAGGCTGCTGGTTAGAGGCGAAGGCACGAAAGCCCGTGCAGCAGCGCCCGATATTGCCCAATGCCGAGGCCGGGTACCATCGGCGATGACCTCTTCGAACGAGCTGTTGGGCAGCAGGTTCTCGCCACTGATAGACGGCAGGCTCGCCTCGATCTTGGTTAGCGAGGAGCCTTGCGCCGACAGCGTATTGCCCTGAGCTTTAACGTCATTGGCTAGCTGCGTGACAGTGGAGGCTTCGGCCTTCTTGCTTACGCTGTCAGTGAGCGAAGTGAGCGCCTGGCTTTGCGAGCTGATCAGCTGATCTTGGGCCTTGTCCTTGTCTTCTGTCGCCGTCACGCGGCTTGTGACCTGCTGCAGCGCCTGCGAACTGGCCTTGCCATCGATGCTGGTCTGCATGCCATCCATGCGGGTGACTTGCGACGTGAGCTTGCCCTCGGCATCGCTGACGCGGGTGCTCAAGCTACTCACCACGCTCGCGTCGGCCTTCAAAGTTACCTGGCTGAGCGCCGACTGGGCAGCAGTTGCTGCATCGGTGGCCACCTTGTCGGTCACCGCCAACCACGCCGAGCCGCTCCAGCGTTTAGGAGTGTTGGCGTTGCCGGTGGTGTCGATCCAAAGGTTCTGGGCCAGGCGGTCGGCGACGGCAGGCGCTGCCGATTGAACAATGACCTTGCCCTTCCCGCCCGCCAGCGTGGCCGCATCCTGAGCAGCCTGCTGGGCAGCCGAGACGTTGCCATTGGTGGTGGTCAGGCTCGATTGCATCCCGCTGATCTGAGATGCCTGGGCAGTGACCTTGCCATCCAGCGTCGATACATCAGTCTCGACCTTCGACACGCGTGCGGCCATGCCGTTGGCAGTCACCACCGCTTGGCCAACATCGGTCCAATAAGTGGCGTTCGGCGGTGGCGTGTTCAGCGGCATCGCTTTCAGGGCCTGGTACAACTTGCCATCGCTGCCCAGGGCGCTTTGGCCCACGCTGTAGGCCTTGTCCTTGCGGTATGGCAGAGAGCCGGCCAGGGCCGAGACGTTGGCGATCTGCTGCTGCAGCTCGGTCTTGGCAGCCGAAACGTCCGCGCTCACGGCAGTAATCTGCTGCTCGAGGTTGCCCTTCACAGTGCCAAGGGCGTTGTTCACGTCGCTGATCTGCTTGGCCAGCTCAGTCTTGGCCGTGCCTATCCGCTCGTTGACCGAGCCCGGGCCGTTGCCATCGATAAGCGCGATCTTTTCGATCTTGCTGGTGAGCTCCTTGCCCAGCTCGCTCTCGGTGATCTGGTCCTTGATCTGCTCGAGGATCGGGCTGGCATCGGCACTGGCAATACCGGTAACCACGGTCGGCGCCACCGGGAAGAACGGACCCACGTTGCCGGACCGATCCACCAGGCGCGCCCAGAAGAAGAACCGCTGACCCGCACGCAGACCCTGCATGACGTGCTCGCTCTGCGGGTAGGCCAGGTCGGCAAGTTTGGTTGCCGCGCCGAGGTCGGTGCCTTCGCTGTACCACAGTTCAGTACGCTCGGTGTCTTCAGCGCCGGCAGGCAGGCCCCACTTGATGCCGATGCCGAACAGCAAGCTCTCGGTTGCCAGGAAGGTGACCGCCGGCGGCAAACCTTCCTTGCCGTTCAGCTGGGTCAGGTTCGAGCTTTTCCAGATCGAGGTTATATCGAACGCGCTCACCGAACGGACGCGGGCCAGGTAAGCGCCAGCGTAGATACCGACAACGTCCACAGACGCGGCACCAGTGCGTTGCAGGCGGATCCAGTTGCCGTTGTCCTTGCGCCACTCGACATCGTAGGCAACGGCGCCCGCCACTGCCGGCCAGGCGATGGTCATGGTGCTGACCGCGATACCCTGGTCGATCATGTGGCCAGACGACAGCGATACGCTTGCCGGAGGTGCCACGGTGGTCACCGGAATGACGCTGATCGGACGCTCGTCCAGCTTCGCGCCGGTGTCGATCGCGGCGAACTTGCTCGGGTTGAACTCGAGCGCAGTGATTTCGTAGTTGCCCTCTTGGGTGCGGGTGGTCTTGAGCACCCGGAACAGCTGAACCGCCAGGTCGTCGTAGTCGATCGCCCACTGCAATTCAGGTTCGGGCTGCAGGCTGTACTCGGTGGTGACGGTCACCGCCCGTCCCGCGACGGAGTGCACGGTCCGCGCCTGGGCGGTACCGTTGGGCAGGTTCACGATCAGTCGGTCGCCGGCCTTGATCGGGGTGTCACGGTCCAGCGTCACGACGCGGCCAGCAGCCGAGGAAATACGGCCGCCATTGGGCCGGCCTGCTACCAACTCGTCCGCCACTGGGATGACGAACCCAGGCAGCGGGATACGGCCCTCCATGCCGGTCTTGAACGTAACGGTGCGGTCCTGGCTGTTGCTCAGCAGCGCCCACTTACCGCGGCGCTGAGCCTCAGACGCGCGGGTGCAGCCAATCGCCGAGAGCTCGATTGGGCGATCCCGGTACCGGCGCTGCAGCGCGTTGTCTGTCACCGGAATAACGTCGGTGTCGTAGTTGTTGGCCGGGTTGTCGTAGCTGACCAAGGCCCGGCTGTAGTGCGTGCTGCGCTCGGCGCCGCCATACACGAACTCACCGTCGATCACGTTCGACCGGGTGAAGACGTAGTCAATGTCCTGGGCACGCGGCATGTCGGCCTGCATGAACAGCGAACCGTGGGCCCAGTAGACCATGCCCCGGTAGATAGCAGACAGGTCACGCAGCAGCGTCCAGGCCTCGGCACGGCCTTGCAGGTTCATGTCGCAGAGGAAACGCGGCTCCTGGCCGCCAACGCCATTCGGCACAAGCTGGTCGCAGTACTGGGCGATGCGGTACATCTCCCACTTGTCGACCATCCACGGCTTGATGCGCTTGCCCAGGCCGAAGCGGTCTTCCACGCACAGGCCATAGGTCACAAAGGCAGGGTTGTTGGTCCAGGCCAGCTTGAACGTGCCGTCCCACACACCGCTGTAGGTGCGGGTGATCGGGTCATAGGTGCTTGGCACCGGCCAGCGCTTGGCCTTGCACTTCACCGTCACCGCTGGGATGTTCTGGAACTGTTGGGCATCGAACTCGATGTACAACAAGACCGTGTTCGGGTACCGGATCTTCTGGTCGATGATCTCGGTATAGCCAGCCACGGTCATGGTATCGGCCACGGTGCCGCTGTTCGCGTTCGGCGTGAGTCGGCGCACGCGCAGCATCCACCCGGAAGTGGCCTTGGGCAGGTTCACGCGTACCGAACGCTGGTAACCGTTGGTGGACTTGCCATCCACTGCGCCCAGGTGAGTCTCGACATAAACGCCACCGTCTGTAGCGATATCGATCGCGTACTCGATGCGGTAGCCCCTGGTGTCGCCGTTGCTCTCCTGCTTGGCCAGGCGCGGCCAGGACATGCGCACGCGAACAGCTGAGAGCTGGGTGTTGCTCAGGGCGCGCGTGAACGGGTTGTCACTGCGCAGCTCAACGTTGACAGAGGTTTCGTTCTCCACCGACGGGATGCCCTGGATGTAACTCTGCTCAACGGAGCCCGGGCGCCACTCCCATTTCACACCCGGGAAATTCACGTTGCCGCTGGCATCAGCGATTGGGGTGTTGTCGAGGTAGATGTCCCGGTCGGTGGGCACCCCATCGAATTCGCCTTCGCCCACTGCCAGCAGGATCTTGGCGATGTTTGTGGAGCGCAGGCTGTCCGGAGACTCCACGGCCTGTTTTGGCTGGCTCTCGCCGCCCTTGGCGCCGACAATTTCCAGGTGATCTACTGGGCCCATGCTTTCCTCCGGGCGAAAAAAAACCGCCAACTGGCGGTCTGTGCATTCTTTTGGCGCTATGCCTTGTCCTGCGCCTCGATCGAGGCGGAGATAATCGCCCCACCCCAGCGTCGTTCGCCGATGCAGATCGGGACAGGGTTGCCGCTTGCTGTGGTGTTCTTGGCGCTGCCGAAGGCGTACGACGGTAGGTTTTCCGGCGCCGCACTTTGGGATAGGCCCTTGGCCTGGGGGCTGAGCATTTGAATGACGCCTCCTGCAACGAGTGCAATACCAGGTGCTGCAGCAGCCTGAAAACCTGGGATGAAAGACACCACGATGAGAATGGCGCCGATGATTGTTTGGAGCAGCCCGGCGCGCTTTCCGCCCTGTACGACTGGGACGATCCTCAATTCCTGGACTCCCCCCCTGTCGAAATCTGACTCGCTCACGTTTTTCCCGTTACGGAAAATAGCGAATCTCATCCCAAGCCGATCCAGTCGTTTAACCTCTTCCTCGAAACCAGGAATGGTGACCTTTAAGGCCTTGAACGCTTCCCAAGCCTTCCCAGTGTCCAGAACCTTCGAGTGCAGCCTCCCAAACTTCTGCGCCAGTGATCCAGAGAGTTTGATGTTCACATGATGCTGAGCGAATGCCGGCATAATTCCTCCAGGCGTAAAAAAGCCGCCCGAAGGCGGCTGTATTCTTGGAAGCTACAAGCAATCTCTCGCAGCTTTTTCGATGGCGCTTCTACCGAGACCTGGGCTCCAGGCTATCCTTTGCTTGAGAGTCACAGCACTGCCCGAACCCGACTTGCGGATATCAAGCAGCTCATCGGTCATATTGCTCTGGGCAACCCAGAGTCGGTAACCGTCTGAGGTTTCAACCATCGCCGAGTCAGCGCGTGCTGCCTGCCACTTTGGGAAAACACAAAGCGCGTATGTCTTAGGGTCTTTGAGAGTGGCGGCAGCGATCGTTGGCTCGTTTTTCTCAAGATCTGCTGGCGAGACACACCCCGCCAGCAAAGCCAGCCCCAGTGCCAGAGGAAGAGCCTTCATACGGCGCCTCCAGCAGACCCAGCCAGGTCACTTCCACAATGCTTGCACTTGATAGCAACCGCCAAGACTTCTTCGCCGCAGTATGGGCAGTCTTTTTTTGGCTTGGAGTCAGCGGCTGTAGGATTATTGACAACTGGTTCGGGCGAGGCGGCTGCAGACATGTCCGCGACTATCACGGGAGAAGGCTTCTTGAATGCCCACACCAGAGCAGCCACCCAGCCCAACAGGCTCCAACCAAGGAAGAAGTTGAGGGCAGCGATTGCTCCCAGATTGTTGCTTTTTCGCAACCACGCTTCAATTGTGGGAAGCATGTAAAAGGCAGGCACGAACACGACTCCGCTGAATGCCATCAATGTGCCGAAGGCGTTCAACCCTCCTCGCTCCATACCCATTGCATAACTGAAGAAGGCGAGAAACCCCAGTACCAGTAGCCGTACGACGAACATTCGAAATCCTTGCTCACTGGCCACGGCCCATCCATGGCTAATGACGGCAATCTACCACCATCAGCAGGAAGCGCCAAAACCCCGCGATGACGGGGTTCGGCTTTGAGCGCATGGTTACCGAGACAAACCGTGCGCGACAACCTCGGACATTTCTGCCCGGAGTTTTCCAGCAAGGCGCTTCAGTGGCTTGCCTAGCGACGCAAAAGCCCAGCGCGGGGCTGGGATTCAAGCTGGCTCAAACCACTGGCGGATCTTCGGCGAGGTAGTGGGAGGCCGGCTCACTAATTACTAGGTCAGCATGCTGGTGAACTACCGATCGCACACCATGGCCCATCGTAACAAGGTAAAGCTGTGCTCCTTCTCGCCTAGCGAACTTCATTGCAGGAATGAAGTCGCTGTCCCCGGTTACTAGGACGATGATGTCCACCTGTTTCTTGAGAGTCAGGCTGGCAATATCTAGACCGATCCGCATATCGACGCCCTTCTGCTGGATGCTGGGCTCGAGATCATCAACTGTAAAAGTTGATTCTGCGCCAGCCTTGCGCAGCACCTTGCCTTTGATTCTCCATCCCTGATGGACCAGCTCGCCAAAGCGAAGCACTACGTATGGACTTTTTTCTAGGCCGCTATGAAGGGCTTCGTTGTCCTTAGCGACCGAAGACTTACCGAAGTCGATGACAGTTCCATTCGGGTGCTCTGCCTGTGTAGCCAAGGGCTTGGCATCATAGAAATACACCCTATGAAGGCGATGATGGATGAGATGTGGTGACTGAGAGAGCTTCTTCGTCAGCAGCTCGATCATGCTGCTCGTAGCGGCGGCTTTCTTCACAGGCCATAGCTTCTGCTTCACAAATCCAGCGTCAATCAGAACCGCATACCTAAGCATCCATTTCCTCCAGGCAAAAAAAAGGCCGCTAAACGGGTGGGGACGAATCCCTCTTATATGTCACCCGTAGAGCAGCCGGTTCTTGGAGCGAACTATAGGCTCACAATGTACGCCCGTCAACACGTACCAAAACGCACCAACGCATCCCAACACACACCAACCGAGCTTAACGGAACACACTCACAGCATCAGTCTGCTGAGGTCTCATGCATTCCTCCGTGCGAACCGTCGTTTCATTTCACATTCCGGTGGCGCAACACCAGGCGCGTTCGATCGAGCCAGGGCCCGCCGAACACGATAATTTCCGATGGCCGCCCCAGCAGGTGGTGTAGCATGAATGGGCCTGGCCCGAAGACCTGGCTGACCTCGCCAGGCAGCTGGGCATCAGCGCCAAGGTAGATACCAGCATGGTTTGGATGGGCGGTGCGCCCCACCGCCATGACGATCAAGTCACCACGCTGTGGCTCGCCGACCTGGTGGAAGCCGGCAGCCTCATAGGCCTGCTCGTACAGACTAGGGCCGTCAGCATTTTCCCACCAGCCATCTTCCCGAGCGTAGGCGGGAAACTCCAGCCCCCATTCACGCTCGTACCAATCGGCGCAGGTCTGCCAGCAGTCCCAGGCGCCGTGCACAAACGGACGCCCCAGCAGCGGCGTGCTTCCGGTGGGCGCGATCGTGCGCAGGTCACCCTCCGGCCACGACAAGATGTACCAGGGCAGGCCCGTGGCCTCGCACATGGCCAAGTCCCGCGGGGACGGCCTGCTGGTGGCGTCGGGATGCGAGTGAACGATTCCAATCACCTCGCCCAGTTCTTCGGCCTCGGCGTACTGCTCTGGTGCAATCCGGAATTCCTCAGTCGGATCGTTAGATGCGTTGGAGCATGGGTGATAGACCTGCCGTCGGCCAACCTGCAGCAGCAGCCCGCAGCACTCACGCGGGTATTCAACCGCTGCGTGCGTCTGCACGGCGGTGAGTATGTGTTTGCGCATGGTCAGCTCCGGGCGATCAGCGAAACGGCAGGAAAGCCGCCGAAGGGAAGTTCGTTGCCCTGGCCATGCCGGACGGTGCACCCGGTATCCAGACAGCCGTTGCATTGGTCCTTGGCCGGGTCCGAGGTCGGGTTCCCATCCATGTCGTAGTAGGGACCGGTGTAGCCGCAGTTCGGCCCCCGGTATCCGGCCGTCATCGCCCAATGACAGAGCTGCGTCATCTGTCGGCCAATTGTCTCGCCACCCACATCGCCGGGGCTTGCAAGCTCCCAGCCTACAGTGGTGCCGCTCTCAGACACCTTCTGGTCGATGTACCAGACTTCGATCGCCTCCTCCGCCGGATCTGCTGAAGGGTTGCCGCCGGAAAAATTTTCAGCGTCCAAGTACTCGGCGAAGGTGTGCCGCATGGTCAGCTTGAACTCGAGCAAGTTGTCGAAGGCCAAGCACAGCGCGGTTATCCGGCCATTGACGTTGCCCACGCTGAACGTCGGTCGCACCGCAGTGCCATCGGAGTTGGCCTCGATGCCTTCAATCTGCACTGGCCAGGCACTGTACTCGTTGCCCTGCCACCAGATGGACTTGGCCTGCAGCTGGTCGGCATTGGCGCCGGCTGCTTGCAGCTCCTCGGGGGTATGAGGAATCGCATGGCCATGGAAGCGCAGGGTGTCGGCACCGAAGTCCGAACCGTCGAGTTCGAACAGCAGTACCTCGTTGCCAGGCTCCAGGGTCTGGATGTCCTTGATCAGTGACATGCTGGTTCCTTATGGGTGAAAAGCCCGCTCGAGGGTGGCGGTCACTTTGAAACGTCCGCCACCCACCGGGGTAGGCTTGGGGTCTTTGCATGTGAATAAGCCAAGATCCCCGAGCGGCGTGGTCCACAGAAAAGCCTTAGCCCCGCCGTGCCTGTCGAAAAACTCCATGACTTTGCGTACTTGGGCCTTCGTTCCGGTGAAGGTGATGGGGTAGCTGTCTTCCTTGTTGTTGGGCCCGTCACCGACCACCTGCCGGTACCCGCCCCCAAACCGGGATTCGCGGGTGCGGTAGCTGATCTCGGGGGTTTCACCGCGCTGGGTTGGCCAGCTGAATTTCTCGATGGCCATCAGCGCCTCCCGGTAGTGTTTCGATGGCTGACACCACCTGGGCGCCATGAGTCAGCGACCGCTTTCTCGGCAGCCATCTGCATTTGTTTTTGCATGTTCTGCTGGAGCAGCGTTTGATCGAGCTGCATGCCCTCGCTGCTTCTGTCCTCCATTACCAGGCTCACAGGTGCGGATACGCTGATGGACGCGCCTGACTGAGACCGTCCAGATACCTGACGAGGAACCGGCATGGGTGATACCAAGCCGCCGTCTGCGTAGCCGCGGCTATTGAGGGCTGACAGGTAATCGAGCATTCCAGGCTGGCTGACTACCTCACGGCGCAGCACAAACTCACCAGCGTGGACGATGCCGGCAGGGTCATACTTGCCGCCCGCACCGGTGTAGCCGCCGTCCGAGAATCCGTATGCAGACGAGTAACCAGCTTGAGAGGCTCCGAGATTTGAGGAAACCGCGCCCGCCGAGCCGGCTTCCATACCATTACCCCCGCCACCGCCAAAGTAGGAGGATGCCGCAGTGGCGCCCCAGCTCACTAGACTGCCAAGCAGCCCAGAGGCAGCGCGCTGCGTCTCGATCCGGACCATGTCAGCCAGGATCGACTTGGTGAAGTCTGCGAACGAGAACTTGCCGGTCATGGCGAAGTTGACGACCGCGTCTTCCATACTGGAGAAGGCGTTGGTGAACAGGGATCGCGTCTGTCCGGCAACATCCCGGGCCTGCTCCAGGTAGTTCTGGAAGGCAGACGATGCCCCCTTACGCCAGTCGCCCTGCGCGGCCGTCATCTGGTCGTAGTTGGCGATGGTGGTTTCCTGCAGGTCCTTCTCGGTTTTGTTCAGGGCCGCCAGCTTCTGGTTGTACTCATCAAGACTCATGCCGCGGGAGCCGTCGCCGTACTGGTTGGCCAGATCCAGGCGCTGTTGGTTGATGCGATCAGTGATTCCGTACTGCTGATCCTGCAAGCCGCGCTGACGATCACCCAGTCCAAGCCCGTCTGCGGAGCGCTGCCCCTGCAGCCTAAGCGCTGTGACCTGCTGGCCGAGCGCATCCGTGTAGGTCTGCACTGCCCTAGCCTGTTTAGCCAGCCGGCCCTGCTCGTTGGTGGCAAGCACCGACAGTTCGGTATCGGCATCCTTCTGCGCCTTGAGCATTGCAGCGCGGGCATCGGCGATCTTCTGGTCAAGCTGGATTCGCTGCTGCGCGCTGGTGCTTGCCCGCCCTCTAGCCGCCTCCAAGGCTTTGATCTCAGCCTCGTAGGCGTTGGTGACCTCTGCCTTCTGCTGCTCGATGATTGCAGCGCGCTGGGCGGCGTACGACTCCTGAGAGATCAGGCCGGCCTTCTGCGCCGCATCAAGCTCCCTCTGGTGGTTCTTGTATTCAGCCAGGATGGCGCTCAGCGCATTCTTCTGGTCGTTGAACTCGGAGAGGTCTACCGACCCTGCTCGTCCAGCTGGATCCTTGAATTGCTTGGCGATGTCGCCCTGCACCCGGGCAATGTTCTCGGGCTTAAGGCGCTCATCATTCGGATTGACCTTGCGGATGGCTTCAAGGGACTTGTTGTAGTCCTTCAGCGCATCGGCTCGCTTTTCGGCGTTCGTCCTGGCGGATTTCTCCAAAGCATCGATCTTGCCAATCGCGACGACAGCTGCCTGTTGCTGCTGGGAGTCCAGAGCGCGGGCGCTGGCGATCGCCGCTAGCGTGTCCCGCTGCTGAATCAGGCCCTTCAGCTCAAGATTCGCGTTGGTCAGCTTCTTCTGAGCATCGCTGTCATCCTTGTCGGCATTCACAGCGCTCTGGGCTGCGGCCACCTGCTGCTGTAAGTCGACAATGCGGCTTGCGATATCCTGGTCCCGGCCAATGTTCTTGACCGAATCAACCGTTGCAGCAACCTCGCCACGCAACGCCTTCCAGCCGCGCTCCCAGATCGAAAGGTTCTCAGTGACCTCCTTGCTGCGATTCTTGATGGTATCGACGTAGGTGTCGGTGAGCAGTTTGGCGGCTCCGATGGTGTCGCCCTGCTCTTTCAACGCAACGATCTGCGAGTAAGTCGAGGCAGTCAGGAAGTTGTACTGCTCGTTCAGATCCTTGGCCGCTGCGACAGGGTCTTTGCCGATCTTTACGAACTCGACGACAGTCTCCTCCACAGCGCGACCTGTAGCATCGCGCCACTGAAGCGCAGCCTCGGTAATCTCGACGAAGCTACCGGCGGCAACCTTCCCGCTACTAGCCAGCTGGGTGAGAACTTCCGCAGCGGCGCCGGTGGTACCCACTGTGGCCGACACCTGAGCAGCCATCCTTGACAACCGGTCAGCGGTAGTTCCCGCCGCGTTGCCGGTGGTGATCAAGGCCTTTTGAAAGCCAACGGCTTCCTCGCTGCCTTTGTAGTACGCATAACCCAGCACGCCTACTGCGGCAGCTGCGACGGTGAACGGGCTCACCAAGCCAAGCACATAGCCGCCGAGCGCCTTGATGGCCGGCCCGACGCCACCAAACATATCCTTCAGCTGCCCGCCCTGCTGGAGCAGTACGGTGAGCGGCGCCTGGCCGCCCTGCAGGGATACAACGATGTCGGTGAACTGCGCAGGTACACCGCGCAATGCCGCAGCAGTTGCCTTTGCCGACATACCGGTTTTGTTCAGCGCTGTATCTGCGCCTCCCAAGGCCGTGCGCGCTTGATCGATCTTTGTCTGGTACTCACCGAAGGTCTCGGAATCCAGCGCGCCGCTGGCGCGGTAGCCCTTGAGCTTCTGCTCCATCTGATCCAGCCGACCCAACGCCGCGACAGTCGGATCAATCTTGCCCAGCAGTTCGTCCAGTGCCTGCCCTTCCTCCCGGTGGGCCCCGGCCGCTCTCCTCGCCGCCTCCGCCTGGCGTTCTTCGGTGGCGATGAGGGCTTGAGCTCGGCTGTTGATGGCCGTCTGACGGCTAGCGCTATCTGAGAGCACAGCGTTCGCCTGGGCGTTGACCTCCACGCTCTGTTCAGTGGCCCGATTGAGCGTCTGAACATACTGGCTCGCCTCCAAAGAGGCTTTGGCCACGGCCAGAATCCTGGCCTGTTGCTCGTCAGCGGACTCAGCGGCACGCCGCCCAGCCTGAGCACCGGCATCCGTGGCAGTAGTCAGCGCCTGCTGGACTTGCCCGGCCTGCGCAGCCTCAGCCCGGAAGGAGCCCATGTTCGCTGCGGCGCTGCTGAATGCCGTGGATGCGCTGGTAACGGCGCGGCCCACGGTAGCCATCTGCTGCGCGAGTTCAGCCTGCTTGGCGTTGAGCGATTGCAGCTCCTGCACGATCTGCCGGGTGTCACCCTGCAGGCTGCCCAACGCAGTCTCCCAGGCACGCCCGGTTCGGCCAGCCGACTCTTCGCTGCGCTTGCCGGCGTCCGTCAGCTGGTCGAGGTTATCCTTGGCCTCAACAGCATCACCGGAATCGATCTGAAGACCGAGGGAGGCAATGGTGGTCATGATCTACTCCATGGATTCGGCCATGACGGCCAGGGCCTCGACTTCCATCACGCGGAGATCGGGAAAAATATCGGGAAGGTCGCGGCGCTTGATGCCCAGCATTGAGGCCGTGATGGGGGCAGCCGTGTAATCCAGCCCAGACGGGCCGCCCGGGCCTACCCGCCATTGCGTGCCCATTGCGTCGAACAGGCGGAAGGCAGGCCAGGCATCTGGCCAAACCTCTACCTCATCTTCTGCAATGTCTGCCAAGGTCAGGCCTAGAGCCGCCAACTGCTCGGCAGAGGGACCCTGCTCATAGCACGCCCGGGCGGCCGCCCTCAGTTTCCCAGGCGGGCGGGGCTGTAGGCAGCCTGGAAGGCGTCGATGACGGCCTTTGGCGCCCCTGTACAGGTACGCACCAGATCAAGGATCGCTTTCTGGCTGAACTTGTCCTCCAGGTCCCACCCGGTGACGATTTCGCCCAGTTGCTCAGCCTGCAGGGCGATCTCGCCGGCTGTCACCTCTTCCCAGGTGGCGTTTTCGGCCTTGGCCTTCTCTGCCCAGGCGTCGCGCGCTTTGTTCCAGCGGTCAAACATGCCGGCCAACGTCACGCGGTCCATGTAGCGGAACTCGAACTCCACCGGCACCGACTCTCCACCGATTCGAGGCACCTGCACCTCGGCAGTAAAGGTCGGGTTCTGCGCGATTTTGATCTTCGCCATGAGGTTTCCTTAGGCAGCAGCCAGGTAGCGAACCGGACGGCCCGAGAGCGCGATGCTGATGGTTCGGGTCATCAGGTTGTTGCGCTCCATGGTCGGGGTGGTAGTGATGCTCACGTAGCCCGGGTAGAGGATCTGGTCGCCGTTGGGCAACTTGAGGCGGACGACCGTCAGTTCTTTGCTATCACCGTAGGCTTCAACCAGGCCCACGTAAGCAGCGGCTGGCTGATCTTCGACAGTGATCGACAAAGTGATGGGGTTGCGGTTGGTGGGAAACTGGCGATCGTCATCGTCCTCCAGGTACCCGACGGTGAGGTACTGCTGCTCGCCGCCGGATGAGTTGAAGGCGGTCACCTTTGAGATCTGCGCCCAGTTGGTCACCGGGATCACAGACCCGACACCTGCGCCGGCGGTGTACTTTTCGGCGTTGGTGGTGTTCAGGCCGGCCATCGAGAACTTGTCAGCGGCAACACTGGCAGCGCGGACCGCGCGGTCGTTGATAAGCGACCAGCCAGAGCTGACGACTAGGACGTCGCCGTTCTTGATGTTGTGCCCTGCGGCGGTCGCCACTGGCGGTGCAGCATTGGTCAAGGCAGTAAAGGCAACGGCAGCGGCAAGGACGCTGGCGATTTCCAGTACAGAGCCGTTTGGCAGCGGGACGCGTGCGGCCATGGGATATTTCCTCTTGAAGTTTCGCCAGGTGGCGGATGGTTATGCCCCTACGGGCGATTGGTCCGCGAGGCCGCGGTAGGTGAAGCTGGTCGGGACCGTATAGGTCGCCGACTCGGTAATGGTTGGGCCCTGCTCCAGTGGCTCGGTGAGCAGGCCTTCGAAGCCGCTGCGGCTTAGCTCTGTATCAACCCTGAACAGGCTGCTCATCTCGTCGACCAGTAATTCGGCAACGCCCAGGGGCTGGCCTGCCGGGCAAACGATGCTGATCTGGTAGACGCCGGTGTATTCGTAGGCGTCGCCGCCCAGGTATCGGCAGGTGGTGCTGGCCGGCAGCAAGTAGGCTCGAAGATAGGTCTCACCAGACTCGGCCTCGAACCCCTCCTCGAAGTTGGCCACCCGGATCGGGCGCGCGGCGGCCCAGGCCATCAGCTTGACCTCGATGGCCTGGCGGGCTCGTGCATGGCTCATACGCTGTTGTTCCTGATAGCTTCGTCGACGATGCGCTGGAAGTTGGCCAGGGTGACCCTGACCATGCCGGCCGGGGCCTGGGTCGAATGCCCATACTCCAGCGGAATCGCATACGGCAGGTTGTTCACGATGTAGGCCGTCTGGCCGATGGTCAGCGCCTGCACCTGGCTGATGAGCGCGGTAATGGATTCGCTGCCCGACGGGTCGATGCGGTCGAGCTCTTCGGTCGCCGGCGAATCAATGGATAACTGCCAGTTTCCCCGAAACCGCCCGCCGACGTAGCCCTGCCCAGCTACCAAGCCATTGGTCGCGAAGTTCTGCTCGCGCTCGGTCTTGGTCAGGGGCTTGGCGTACTTCACGCTCCTGCGCAGCTTGCCTGCCTTAGTGAAGTTGTCCTGACTCAGGTTGATCAGGGTGTTGCGCACCGCGACCTTGAAGTCGTAGTCATCGGCTGCCTTGCTGGCCTTGGCCCGGTGAGCGACGTTAGCCGCCCACAGCTCCGGATTGCCGACCGGAGACATGCGGATCACGCTGCTGCCGATCTCGATCACAATCTCGCGGAACGTAGCGTCCAGGGCTTGCTCCGCCTGCTCGGCGAACGCCCGAATTGCCTCAGCGAACCCGCCCTGCTGGCCGCCGTATCGTTGGGCCATGTGTGAGCCGCGTGGCATGTCACTTCCTCAGTTGCACGGTCCAGGTAGCCTTGGCTGGGTCTTCGGACACGTTGAGCGTCCGAAACCCGCTGATCAGGTCACCGATCTTCGGTACGGCTGGGGTGGCTGTCACAGCATCGGCCTGCCCTTCGAACAATTCGTTTTGCAGCACCAGCAGCTTCACGTCCTGGGTCTGGATACGCGAGCCGTCGATCTCCTTGGCTAGGTAGCTGCCAAAGACTCCGCGGCCCGTATAGTGAAGCGTGGATGCCGGTACCGTGCCGCCGATGGCAGGGTCGTAGCCGCCCTTGATGGAGCGCGACCCCTCCACTGGGCGGACTGCATCGGCGAGGCCGTCGGGATCGTCGAATGCCTCGGCCAAGTCCGCTTGGATTTCTTCGCGCATGCCCATGTGAAATACACTCCGGCCAATTCCCATGAGAGAACGGACATGAAGAAAATTGAATGTGAGGCAGCTATCCGCCAACTTGCGCGCGACTGGGCAGCGACACAGCCTCAGCCGCACGGCTGGCATCCGAGCTTCAGCGATTTCTGCCGCTGGCTCAGCGCCCATGGCTACAGCCACTACCTCGACTTCCGGAGCGAGGCGCCGGCGATCGAAGAGGCAGAACGCTGGTTTGACAGGGAACTGAAGCAGACTTGGCGAAACTGATCGTGATCAGACCCTCTTGAGCATCACGGTGCCCAGGCGGCGGGTCCATGGCGCGATGAGGTCGAGGGCGAAGTTCTCACCGGTCGAGCGATCAACAGACCCCGCAACGTAGGTCTTGCTGGTCGAGGTGCCAGCCTGGGCCGACACAGTCTTGCTCTGCACCTCGCGCTGGGTGTTCTTGTAGAGCTTGCCTGCTGCGGCCAGCTTGGCCACCTGCGCACCGGCGGACTTGATGGCGTCCGGCACCACTTCGGGCACCGCGCGCTTGATCTTGGCCGTGAGCCAGGCGTTGGCCATGGCCACGGCAAGGACCGCATCACCGTCGCCTGCCCAGTCCGGCCCCATCTGCTGGACCACATCGGCCTCGGTGACGAAGTCGGTCATGGCCTTACTCCTGCGGGATCAGCGCTTGCAAGTCGGGCTTCTTCGCGCTGGCGTCGAACTCGATACCCTTCGCGGTGAGCCATTCCTTCAGCTCGGGGACGTTCATCTTGTGCGGGTCGGTCTCAGACTGGTCGCCCCCGGATTGCTCGCCGACCTTGATACCGGCCGCCGCGTAGGCCTCGGCGATCTCGGGCGCGTCACCCTCGATCACAACCTGTGTGGCTCCGTCGATGACTCCGAAGAACTGGCTCAGGAGTCGATAGCAAACGCCGCGCTCACGGCCTGGCTTGTCGGTGTAAATGACTTTCATGGTGATCTCCTGCGCAGGGCGCCGGGTCAGCGCCCCGCCTAGCGGGTCAAGGGGTGGCGGTGCCGCTGATGACGGCGGCGAAAGGTACCTGCTTGCGGTCGAATACTCGCTCCCAGTTCGCGGCGCTGGCGTACTGGGTTGCATTCGGGCTCAGGTTCAGGTTGTTACTGCCCTTCCAGCTGAAACCGGCAGGCTGCAGGATGAAGGTCTTGCGCTCCCACAGAACCTCGGCGCCACCACCGTTACCGCCGTCAGGCTTGCGCTGCATCTCGACAGGAGTGTGAGGGGTGCCTTCGCCGTAACCGAATGCGCCTTGGCCGAAGAAGACCGACAGGAACTGGCCGGAAGCGTAGGTCAGGCTGTCGTCCATGAAGACGGGCTTGCCGAGATAGGTGGCCAAGATGATCTTGCCAGTGGAGTCGCGCAGGTACTCGATCAGGTCCTGCTTGACCATCTGGTTCATGACGACCGAGTGCACGCCGATCGCGCCGAACATGTCGGCCGCGTCGCCGGCGGTGAAAGCCGCATCCTGGAACGCGGAGGCGCTGATGCTGGCACCGGCGTCCTTGACCATGTCGCCGCCGTTGTTGGCGATGTTCGAGGCGATGATGCCTCGTGCGGCCCCCAGCAGGTAACGCTGCCACTGACGGGTCCAGTAGGTACCGAAGCGGTTGCGGATGTGCTGCATCGGCTCGCTGTTGGCCAGCTCGGCAGTGAGGTCAGCAACACCATAGCCTTTGTTGAGGTACAGCGTGCGGGCACGCATGCTGCCCTGCTCGGCCTTGCCGACCTCGCCCAGGTCATCCGGGTTGTCGTTCGAGATGTTCGGCGCCTCGTCGGCATCGAGATCCTGCCAGTAGCTGATCTCGGAGGTGCCTTGGCCGTTGTTGGCGATGTTGTCCAGCGTCGGCGAGCGGGTCACGATGCCCGATTCGAAGACGGCGGTTTTTTCGGGGGTGTTCACCGGCGCCAACGCGCCGTAGTAGTCGCGGACGAAAATGTCCGACAGCTGGGTAGTTGCCATGGATTAGGTTCCTTGGGTGGCTTGGAGTCGCTTGAACGCTTCGGGGTTGTCTCGAGCCAGCGCGGCGCGCTCTTGCTCGGAGTACTCGCCCCATTTCTTCGTGGCCTTGCCACCGTTGTCGCCGGTCTGCCCGGCACCCTGAGCCCTTGGCCACAGGTGGGTAGCGGTTTCGCGCAGCGATTCCGCCCATTCGAGGGGAGACAGCGGGGTCTTGCCGTCCTTCCCGTACACGACTTCGCCGGCACGGTCGGTGGCAACGGGCTCGCCGTCTTCGCTCAATTTGAAGGTGCCGCGGGCGCGGAGGATGATGTCCTCGGCAGCCTCAGGCAGCGCGCCAGCCTTGATGGCGGCAGCGCGGATGGAGTCAGCCAGCACCTTGTCGCTGTACTTGGCAGCGAAGGCTTCGGCCTTGTCGGCGCGCTCGTTGGCTGCCTTGACCTGCTTGTCCAGGTCGGTGCGCAGGCGCTCGGTGCGGCGGCTGATGACCTCGTCCAGTTTGCCCTCGGCGATCAGCTTGGTTTCTTCGTCCTGGCCGGCCTTGGCCAGCAGACCCTTGACCGCTTCAATATCCAGACCGTCGAACTGGCCTTTCAGCTTGTCTAGTTCGGTCTTGATGGCCTTGTTGGAGCCGATCAGCTCGGTGTTTTTGGACTTGAGGCCCGAGACCTCGCCGTCCAGGAATTTCTGTACCTCGCCGCCCAGCGCCGCCTTCAGCGCGGCAGTTTGGGTTTCGTCGAGGGTCAGGCCGTGGGCGGCCGGGTCGAAGTCAAAAGGCATGTGGCTATCCCCTGGGGATTGGTTGACCCGCCTGGCGGGCAGAAAAAAGCCCCGCAGTGCGAGGCAGATATTCGCGCCACGAAATCGCGGCTCTTTGTTTTGTGGCGCGGGTCAGTTGATACCGGCCCGCTGGAACGCCAGCGGCTCCAGCTCCTTGAGCTGGTCCAGCGTCAGCGGCTTAAAGTTCTTGTCCAACTGCAACGAGGCGAACCGCTCAGCCGTGAGCCCGCCATCCCGGAACAGCTTGGCGCGCACCGGTCCCAGCGCGGCGTCCTGAAACGCCGCTGGCTGCGTCTGAAGCCACTGGTAGTAGCTCAGGCTGGCCGAAACCTGCGTACCGCCTGAGGCGCCCACTGAAGCGCGTGTGGCACCCTTCGCGAATGCCGCAGAAAGCTTGGTGATCGGCGTGATGGTCGTCCTGCAGTTGATGTGGAACGGCGGCACCGGTCCCTTCCCTACTTCGAACTCGCGCCCATCAAGGCTTTTGCACTGCTGACTGGTCTTTCGGTCGAGGGTTGCCACGATGCGGTAGCCCGGGACGAACTCGGCGTTCGCGGCCAGCGTCTCGATTCGTGCCGTTGCAGACACATGCTGCACAGCGGTGTGCACGACGGATCGGGCGTTACGGTTGCTTACCGCCAGCACGCCGTCGGTGAAATTCTGCGCCGCAGTACCCCGTATGGCCCGGGTGATCTCTGCATTGGTCTGGCCCTGCACCACGCCCAGCCGTATGGCGTTGGTGACCCGGGTCGACTCGTTTCGCGTCCAGCCTGCAAAGAACGGCTTGAGCAGCGTGCCGCCGTCGATGCCTGCCACCTGAAGAGGCTGCGTATTGATCGCGGCCCGGATCAGCGTGTCGGTCGGCATGATGGCATCAATGAGCAGCGCCTTCGCCAGGCTACGGCTTTCGAATGCGGCCAGGTACTGCGCGATGTCAACTAGATCGGCCTGCATGCGATCGCCGAACGCCTGGTAGATGCTCAGCAACTTGCCGCCTACTCGGCCCAGGAACTCCTCAAGCCGGGTTCGGCTGTAGGTCGTGAGCTCCTTACGGGTCAACTGGTCCCGTACCTGGGTGTCCACCTGGCGCAGGACCGTCTCAAACTTCTTGACCTCACCTGCCTTCAGCCGCTCCAGCAGCACCGCGTACCGACTGACTTGCTCCAGCAGGATCTCGTCCGCCGTTTGCGTCGGTTTCGTCGCCATCGTCTTTGTCCAGGTTGATGCCGGCTGACTCGCGCTCGTCGCTTATCAGCCCGGCCTCTTCGTCGTAGGCCCGCTCGGGCAGCTTGCCGGTGGTGAGGTACTGCCAGTAGGTGTCGGCACTGATGGTCCCAGCCATGACGCTCTTCTGCAGCTCAGCCAGCACCTGGGCGTTGACCTCGGGTGTGATGAACTCCGGCTTGACCGTAAAGACCACTTCGTCGGGGTTGTAACCCGTCCACTCAGCGGCGTAGCGAAGGGCCTGCTCAATCGCGCTGGCGGCGGTGATGACGATGCTGTGCAGCGTGGCATGCTGGTCGTTCTGGCGCGTCTTGCGTGCCTCTCCCGACTCGGTACCGGACACGTCCATGACCTTGGCGCCAGCCTCTAGGGCTGCGCTCTTCTGGTCAGACATGGCTGTTCGGACAGCCTCAACGCCTGCCCCTTGGAACTCCAGATAGCCGCACTGACCCTTGGGTCCGAGATCCCAAGCTGCAGACGGCCCCGTCACGCTGAGCTCCACGCTTTCGTCCAGGCCGGACACCCACGGCTGTGGATGGCTGGTCTGGTGCAGAGCGGTGAAGTAGTCGGCGCTGAGCTGGTAAGACTTCAGCGCGGCCCTGGCCATGGTCAGCAGCGGGATCTCGTCCACGTCGGGCGAGTTGTCGGTCGAACCGCAGTAAATGACTGGGATGTACTCGAGCCCGCGCACCAGCTGGTTACCTGCGCCAACAGTGCCTAAAGGACGCTCATCATCGATGAGCTCGCCTGCTTCGTTGCGCACAGCCGTGTAGCAGACCTGTCCCTGCATGAAGAACTCGCGGTAGACCGTCTGGCACTCGTGGCTGTAGCGGTCCTCAGCCTTCTTGCGGAACTCGCGGAATACGGCCAGCACCAGGTCCTGGCGCCCGCCTTGGTCGGCGGTGTCCCAGTTGATGCCATTCCGGGCAGCGTAGGTCGCAAAGTAAGGCTGGCCCTGGTCGTCCACGTTGACCACCAGCGGTACACGGCCGTGGGAGATGGTCTGCCGAACGATACGCAGGAAGAGCTGGGTCAGGCCGAACCCGTCAGCAGTGGCGTTCTCTTCCACACCCTTCATCCCACTGGGTAGCTTCACCTCAGGAATGAGCCGGGAGACCAAGCCCATCATCGAGCGCAGCGAGTCGCGCACCCAGTGCTCGTACTGCGCCCGCGCCGTGTAGTTATGGTAGAGATAGGCATTGCCCTGGCCATCCAGCTTTTCAGCCTCGACCATGCCGCTGGGCTTGGGCAGGTTGCGTGGACTGCCCTTGATGGCGCACTCGCCTTCCAGAGCATCGTCCATCATCCGCCACTCTTCGATGTGAGCGTCATACTCTGGGTTGGTGGATTGAACAGGCATTACGCCAAACCTCCGATGCGGCGGGTGCCGGCGGACTGAGTCTTGATCGGGAACCGCTTGGCGATGAAATAGCCTGCGGCGTCGTTCATGTGGTCGTGACCTTTCTTCGGGTCTTTGTCCGGCTCGCCCTTGTCCGTGTAGGTCTGGCGCTCCAGGCACTGCGTGAGCTGTGGGCACTGGTCAATGTTGACCTTGAGGCGGCGCTCTCCGTAGGTGTTCAGGAACATGGAGTTGACCGCGTTGATGCGATCCTTGACGCCCGGGTTCTGCGAGTCGACCACAACGGTGAAGCCGGCCTTCTTGAGCAAGGACAGATCCGATTCACTGGCATTCTTGCTGCTGGTGTTCTGTCCGCTGGCGTCTGGATACACGGAGATGCCATGCCCAGGAAATCGCGCCTTGATCTTGTCGATCATCTCCGGCGTATCGCGCACCGAATGGAATTCGTCCAGCGCCAGCGGCAGGCCGCCCCGGACCACGTATACGACCGCGGCCATCTTCATGACGTTGAAGTCCATGCCGATGTGTAGAGCCTCGCCTGGCTCGATACGCGCGCTGGTGCGGCACTCGTTCCGGTCGAAGGTGTAGTAGACGACACCCGCATAGTTCTCGAACCCGGCCTCGTATTCTTGGCGGAACGTGCGCGGGTCCATCTTGCGTCGGGCCGCGTCCAGCTCCTCGGCCGGGACATTGCCACCCTGGAGCGAGGTGTACTGCCAGCTCTTGTGGTCGGGCTCGCCACCTGGTTGGCCATCCCGGTAGGTGTCATAGCAGTGGTTGAAGCCCTTCGGCGTACCGATCCGCAGTGCGTGGCCACCCTTCCGAGCCTCCCCTGTCTGCGCGATCGTGTACTGGCACGTCGAAAGCATCGGACGCAGCACTTCTTCCCATGCCGCCCACGGGCAGTCGGCCCACTCGTCCACCAAGACAAAGAACAGGCCGGAGCCCCGCAGGTTGTCGTAATTGTCCAAGCCGACCACGCGCATGATGTGGCCGGACTTGAGCGTAATCGAGCACTCGGTCTCGTTCGGACGGGTCGCGCGCCACGCCTCGGGAATGGCCTGCTTCAGACGGCGCCAGAACACGCGTTTGGCCTGCTTGAACGTCGGCGCGCCATACCAGATCTCGTCCTCGACGCTGACGCCCCACTCAGCAGCCAGTCGAGCTGCGCGGCGCATCTCTGCCTTGCCGAGGAAGGTCTTGCCGAATCGACGCCCGCACACCGCATCACGAAAGCGAGCCTCAGGCTGGAAGCCCCAACAGTAGATGTTCGCCTGTTTGGGTGTCAGCTTTACCGGTGGGTCATAGGTGCGGGGTAGTCGGGACATTCTCGTCTGGCTCCAGCGTGTACTCAGCAACGGCGTGCTGCTGGTCCGCCTGGGAACCCAGGGGCCTATCGGGTTCGAGCTTGCGGTTGACGTACATGTCGCCGCATTCCTTAGCGGCCTGCTCGTACAGCTGGGCAGTCAGGGCCAGGTTGCGCATGTTCTCAGCCTTCTCGGCCATCCGGCCTAGGCCACGGAGCCGATATGCTCGGTTGGCGATGGGAATGTCTGCCGTCTCTTCGCGAAAGCGCTTGCGGCACTCGTTGAACAGGTCAACCCACTTCTGAGCCAGGCCACGCCCTGCGTACTTTGTTGGGTCGTGCCCTTCACACGTCTGACGGCTCAGCTCGATGCCGAATTCTTTCTTGACGGCCTCCACCACCTGAGACGGTGTATCGAAGCAGGCCAGAGCCTGAACAATGAAGGCTTTGACCTCGCTTCGTAGTGCTGCCATAGGGGTGTCCGGTAGTCAGGGCCTGTCAGGATTCAGGCCGACTTGAGTAGACAGGTTCCGCAGGCCCTCGTAATGTTGATCTTGGCCACCTCAGGCGGCCGGCTTGCAGCGTCGATCAGCTGCTGTACGTCGTTGCTGGCACCGTAGCGCCTCACCACACCGACGAACTCTTCGACGTCGTGCCCGCGCATCTCCAGCTTGGGCATGCCGTCCTGGGTGAACTTGGGTGCACCGTACTGATCGGTCGCCTGGGCGATGTGGTAGAGCTCATGTTCGACCAGGGCGCAGAACTCGGCATCGGTGCACTGGGTGCAGTAGTCAGCTGCCAGGGTGATGAGGAATTGGGGCTCTTCGCCGAACCACTCCCGCATCTGCTGCTCTTGGCGTGCCTTCTGCCACCCGCCCGCACGGAACATCACCTGCTCGGTCTGGCCCAGCACAGTGCGACCCTGCTTAGCGAATGATTGGGATGCCCATAGCACCTGAACGCTGGCATCCAACAGATGGGCATGGTCAGGGTTGTGCAGGCTGCCGGTGTCCGCCAGGATCTCAGTGTTGATCCAGTCCCATACCTCAGGAGCTGGACACAAGATCAGAAACACCTGATCCAGCAAATGCGGCGGCGGTATTGGTCTGCTCACGCTGTGCTCGCTTCTGGAGAGGAGTAACTACATCGAGTTGAGATAAACGCATAGCCGGATAGTGGTTGAATCCAAGTGCACCCAACAAAGGAGACGTGCAATGGATTTTCTCAAACCACTATCCATCTTTACGCTTGGCTTCTACTCCGTATGCGGGATGCTCGCGCTCATGGCAATCTACGTTGTGCTATACGGAGCAAGATGCATGGACGCATGGATGAAGCGGGAGCCCAAGCCCACAGACAGGGTTCAAGCCTACTTGGCGATTGCCGCTGTGCTCGGCCTGTGCATCGGCAGCTTTGTGCAAGGGCTCGCTGAAATCCAGGAAGGCTGCGCCAACACAGGCCAGCCGGTAGGCGCCTGCTTCTTCCAGCAGATCAGCCAGTAGTCACGCTGCTAGCTCGGCTGGGAGCACGCTTGATCTCCTCCCAGCCGGTTTTCTGATGTCATAGGCTTCTTCCAGCATTGCAATAATGGCTGATTGCCGGTATCAGTACGCCGCCGTTGAGGCGTACGTTAGGAACTGCCCTTGGAAGGACAATGATCAAGCCGAAACCCGACTTCGAATACATGAGCGAACTGCTTCATGAGCTCTTCAACCGGGACTGTCTGCAGTCCTCGTTTAATGTGATCACTGATCAAGAGATCACGGGCTGGGAAATCTGGTTTCAGATCGAATTTGCCAGGTTCTTGGCGGAACACAGGTCCGAACCAGAATGGCACCGGGAGCAGTCACTTGAGTTCGACTATCGCATGGAAAAGCAGCGCTACTTTTTCAAGCCTGACTTCATCATCCGAAAGAAACACTGGGTGCTTGATAGATACATTGCCCTTGAGATCAAACAGCACATTCAGCAAGGCAACTGCATATCGAATATGGTTGCGGATCTGGTAAAGGTTGCCAAAGTCAGGAAATCCCAACTGGATCTCCGCTCCTTCTGGGCGCTCGGAATTTTTCATACTGATGATGGTGCCAGCGTGGCCGAGCTCATCGAGTCGAAGCTGACTAAGGCAGGACAGCCTTACTACAATTCACGCACCAAAGTCGCTGAAATTCCCGGGACCGCGTTTAGCTATGCCTTGTTCTGAATACTCTTGCGCCGCCGGTATCTCCAGTACCTCCTGCGCCTGATCTTGCATCACGCCATATCTAAATTGCGATAGCCTTCACGATTCATGCACCGCTTACCACAGTTTGTCGATCTCGTGGCGCGGTTCAGCTCTACCGTTTGCACATGTCGCAGTCCAAGCGCCGGCAGATCCAGCGTTTTACCCTCGGCCAATAGGTCACCACGAACATGTGCCGGATACCGGCTAGGGCCAGAGCGACGTGCATCGTCACGCCGGCAGTGTTCGGGGTAAAGAACATCCGGTCCGACCTGGCCAGGATGGCGTAGCCGCTCAGGGCGATGACGATGTACAGCATCTTGCCTATCACCCCATCCCTGACCTTGCCGCTCAAGACTGCCCAGGTAGCCCATAGCGCGATGAACCCAGCTGCCAGGGCGTTGACGTATTCGAGAATCATCCGTTTGGCCCTCCGAACTTGGACCTTATGACAGACCAGAGATCAGCGGCCTTGATGGCGCGGGTGACTGCGGCAATGAGTGAGCCGCCGAAGGTGCCCAGCAGGAAGCCTACCCCTGCAACACTGCGAGGCTCGGTGATGCCGAAGTAGGTGCTGACCATTCCTGTCAGGTAGTGGGCGCAAGCCATGCCGGTGAGCAGGAAGAGAGCCCAGGCCTTGCGATCAAGCAGATCGTCCTTGTGCCAGCGGGTGGCAACCAATGCTCCCAGCAGTCCTGCAATCGCCAGGTCCGCCTTCTCGAGCATGCGGTGAAAAAAGTCCATGCTCGACCTCTCGCTGGGCATGAAAAAAGCCCTCACTGAATAGCGAGGGCCTGAATGGGTGCGCTGCCTCTCCAGCTGTCCGCCGTAGACAGGTCCAGCGCCAACGCCCGTAAGCATCGGTCTCGCTCTCCCCGCCTCAGGCCGATCCGCATGTAAGCGGCGCGATCGCCTGGGCTGCCGGTGTTTTCTGCAACCGCGGCATTACCGGCTTATCCGCGTCCAGTTTTCCCATCCGGACCACACTGGCAGTGGACTCATACCGCAGAAAGCAAAAATCCCGGCGTTTGACCGGGACTCTTGGGGCCCTCTTCAGGCAATAAAAACCCTGCGTTATGCCGGGCTCTATTCACGAATTCAGTTCAACAAATCACCCACGCGCTGATTCGTACATGGTCGCTTCACGAATATCGTCGAGCAAGTTGTGCCCCTTCCACGACAGTCGACCAATAGCTAGCTCGTAGTGCGTCCCGCCGGAAATGTAGCCTTCTTCCTTGAGCAACTTGAAGTTGTAGGTCAAAAGCTGCTCATAATCCGAATCCTCACCGGGCTCCCGATTCATGAAACGGCGAAGATACTCTTCCTTTTTGATTTCCTTATCGGTATGGCTTTCGGCAATTGTGAGAATGAGCTTGATGATGTCCCAGCTGCGTTTCATGACTTTCCTTAGGCAATACCGCCGCGACATGCAGCGGACAGCTAGATGATAACGCCAACATGGGCGAGCCCAAAGCGTCGCCCAGACACGAAGAAGCCCAGCTCGACGGCTGGGCTCTAGCGCCAGTCCTCAACATGCGCAGGAATGACAGGATGAGTTAATAATGTTGCACGGTTGCGCGGTTGTCAAGCTGCGTCTGCCATCAAAATGCCTTCGGCCTCCAAAATCTTGGCAGATGCCGCCAGTGCCTCCACAACCATCTCGTCCAGCACCTTCTCGATGGCCTTCTTCCACCGCCAGTAAGTGGTCCGGTTCAGGCCCTGGTTGTCCCAGGTGTTGATGTCATAGAACTCGGCCGGTAACACGATCATGTCGGTGGAGCGCTTCACATACTGGTCGCGCCGGGCCTGGCCAGCTTCTTCGGGCATATCGCCGCCTGCAAGGTGCTGGATGACGCCGACGTTCAGCGAATCGAACTCTGCGCGCTCACGGGCCGACCGACTGGCCACCTCATTCCCTGAATGAGCCTGGAGGCCTTTGACCGGCGGAATTGCCCACGCAGTCACCGCCTTGTACCGGAACAGGTTCGGCGCCTGGGTGGCGATCAGCGGCACCAGCTTGCCGATGGCCTCCACCTTCTTGGCCTTGTGGGTCGAGAACCTGGCCGTCAGCGCATTCCAGTGACGCGGAATCAGCTTGCTGTGCAGGCGGGCGTGCACCCAGCAGTCCACCAGCATCGCCGCATCCTTGCCGGTGATCTCCCCCTTCAGCTTCGTGGCCTGAACTTTTGGCTCGAAGTCACCACCACCCACTCCACTCATGGTTTCTGCAGCCAGGGCGCGTACCACTGCTGCCAGAACGCTTTGGTATTTCATCGGCCCTGCTCCTTCTTGAGGCGAAGTTGGATAGATCGGGCATGCAATGCACACCACGTCGAGGTGACAGCAATGGCCAGCAGCAATGCCCAAGCCGTGTCGCTGATAGTCCAGGTCATGCTGCTGCCCTCTTGAGGTCACGAAGTTTCTGGCGATACAGGGCCTTGATGGCGTGCAGGTCTTCGATGGTCAGGCGCTGGGGCTTATGAGGCCCTTCGAGCCATTCAACCTGGTCGGCGCCGATGCGTTTCACCAGGCGGATCCGGTACTCGACCGCGTTCCCTGACAGGTTCCGGTTGCATTTCACGCACTGGCGGTGGACGTTCAGCGGCTCGAAGCGTAGCTCTGGGCAGGCACCCACCGACCGGTAATGGCCGGCGTCCCAGCGGCTGCCGGTGATGAGGTCGTGGTCGCTCGGGCTCGAGTCGCAACTGATGCACGGCAGACCGGCGTCGCGCTCGCGGATGTAGGCATTGAACGCGGCCTGCGCCTCGGCCATGTGCTCGCGGCGGGTCTTCAGCTTCTCCCGGCGCTCCTTGAGGTCTTCCCGGGCCTGCTTGGTGATTGCCTTGGCCGCAACCTTCTGCAGCTTCGGGTCTTTGGCCATGGCCAGAGCACAGGCCGGACTGCATACCTTCTGCGTCGAAAGCATGGGCTTGAAGCGCTGGCCGCAGCCTGGCGCCTTGCACTTCTTCAACTTGATCTCAGCTAAGCGCATGGCTCGGCCTCCTTGGCTTTCTGCTGCTCTGGGGCGAAATCGCCGCGCAGGGGCATCAAGTTCCTTGGATTGGCAACACCTATGTCATCCACGCGCACCACATCGCCGTCTACAAGCAAACAGGCGAGTCCAATGATTCCGTCTCCCTCCACCAACCAGCCGCTGTCGCTTAACGTCACCGCCTTCCGGCCATCAGGCAGCTGGTAGATATCTCCTTTGCTCAAGTGCTGGACCAGGGTGCATGTCTTGCCAATGTTCTCGACAAATCTGAATGCGCCTACGATTAGCGCCAAGTCGCCCGGCTTGAATTGATGGCTCATCAGTACCGCCCCTCCCACAAGTCCTTCTGGCTCCACCGGACGCCATGCTCGGCGCCAAACGCTTGAATCCACTCCAGCAGGCTCGCGCACTGCTTCACGCTGAGCTGGCTTGTACGCTCGTACACGACGTCGAAGCCGTTCCCGTCGAGTGCTGGTATCAGCTGGGGCTGTTCGCCGCTCTCACGCAGCCAGGCGGCCGTCAGGAGGCGCTTCCAGATCAGGACGTCCCACTTCTTTCCGGCGTGCTCGACCTGCTTGGCGATATCGCTCAGGCAGGCGTGGAGCTTCTTGTTCTGCTCGCCGCTGCGATCCTGGTCCTTGATCACGATCTTCTTGGGCTTGGTGAAGTCCTGGGCCTGGAGAACACTCATCAGTCGGTTGACGTCGGCCATGCTGTGCATCACGAAGTCAGTCATCGTCGCCTTCCTCAGCCGTTTCAAGGACCAGTTGTTCAAGGGATACGAATCCGACGGGAGTCAGTTCCCAGCACGGCGGCAATTCGCAGTAGCCGAACTCACCGTACTGTCCAGGGAAGTAAGCGCAGTCGAACACATACGATCCGGCGCCCTTATCGAACGCATCGCCGTCAGCCATTTGATTTTCGATCTCCTGCAGTCGCTCCACGGTGATGCGACCGCTGACTGCCGTGATGAAGGTTTCATCGCCTTCACCCATGTGCAGCACTTCAACAATCAGGTCTTTCCTGAAGAGGTCGATGTTCATCCCACCACCTCACACTCAGGCCAGATCAACTGCGCCTCACGCAGCGCACCCGCACGGTCCAGGCTCTGCTCCATCAGCACCATCTGGAAGGCCTTGGGGCCTACGATTACGGTCCATACACGCTTCATGGGGTCACCTCAGGCTCGTCTGGGTAAGGCATCCAATGCGTTGGCACAAGATCACCATCCAGTCGCTCAACACCGTCAGGGCCGTAGCACCATGCGTCTTCGCTGTACTGCTCTTCCTCGCTGTAATCGCCGCTTTCTCGATCTTTGTCTGTCATGAACGTGTCGGCGCAGGTGAGCTGTCCGCTGATCACGCCGCAATCCTCGCGATAGAACAGAACCTCGACATGCTTGGGGCATGACTCCATCGGCTGCCAGCCGGTAGCGGCACGGGATCGTTGCCACCACTTCCATGCAAATTGAGCGGCGTCCCCTGCGTATCTCTCGGGGTCGATACGGCTACGTGTTGGCTTACGACCTGGCGGCGGCTCGTCACCTCGCATCACATCGGCCCAGTACGCCTCGAACTCTTCGCGCATCTTGTTGGTGTCCATCAGTGCTTCTCCTTGGCCATGGCGTTCAGGCAGGCCTTGCAGGTGACGCTGCTCCGCTCTGGGGTGAACTGGCTGGCCTTGACCAACCGTCCGCACTTCACTGCGACAAGGCCCATGTAGGCCATGCGGTGCCACATGTGGATTCTGTTCATCACACCCCCTCCCCGGCCGGCTGCCCGGCGCGCTTGATGTTCAACTTGGCCAGCAGGTGTGCGCGGCATGCAGCGGCGCTCGATGGGATCTGCTGAATCTCCAGCAGGCGGGCCTGCTTCTGGATGGCGTACTCGTCGGCCAGCTGGGCAGCGCTCTTCTGGCTGTCGTGGCCAATGCCAGTGGCGATATCGCCAAGTGGCTTGCCGGCGACCAGCATGCGAATGGTGATGTCGTAGGCGCGGGCGAACACCTTCTCGGCCCGCTCCACCTCCATCGACCCCAGGTTCTGCGCTTCACATTGCAGGGCCGCGTGGAGCACCGCTGCGTGCGTCCAAACGCGTGACCCTGCCCTGCTGGGGTGGAAGTTCTCCAGCGCCTCTGCCAGGGCCCGCGCAAGCGGCGGAATGCCCATCTCCTCCGGCGTCGGCTGGCACAGCTTGATGAACTTGCCGCTGCTCGGCGCGAAGTCGGTACCCAGCACCCGGCATTTCTGGATGCCGAACTTGATCTGCTCGAGGGTGTTGATACCGGCGGCGACGAAGGACTTGATCCAGCTGCGCTTGGCAGCCTTCAGCGCGTCATCGTCCGGCCAGGCCTGCTTCCACGCTGGGAAGATGGCCTGCAGCTCCTTGAACAGGGCGTTGACCACTTCGGTGGTGCCCGGGTCCAGCTGCTTGGCCGGGGCATGCACCTCGGCAGGCAGGTTGCTGGCCTTGGCCATGATCTGCGTCACGCTGCGCAGTTTCGGTTGTGCACTCATAAGCCCCCCAGGTCATCTGCCCATGTGGTGTCGTTGAAGTCGGGACCGCTGGATGCGCGGCGCGGTGCAGACGGGGCGGAGCCTGCCGGCTGGGGCAGCTCGTCTTCCCAGCGCTTGCCGTTCAGCCAGGTGGATGCGTGCGGGATGAACTGGCCGCCGTCCTTGGTCCAGTCGGTAGACGCGGTCCAGGCAGCCAAGGCCTTGGCCATCAGGTCGAACAGGTCAGCTGTGACCTTGATCTTCGCCCAGGCCTTCTTGGCGTCGGCCTTGCTCACCTTGCGCGGGTAGAGCGACCAGAACCGTTCGAAGTCGACCAGGTCGCTTTCGCGAGAGTCAGTCCTTACTCCCTTCAGTCCTTGCTTACCTTCAATACTTACTAGTGTCGGATTTGCCGGATACGGCTGAGCCGGAAGCGGTTCAACCGGATACGGCAAAGCCGGAAGCGGTGTTTCCGACACGACGTAGTGGGTTTCGCCCAGCAAACCGGACTCGCCACGGTCCTGGCGGCGCTGGACGTATCCGGCGGTGATCAGTTCTTGCAGCAGGCCGTACACACCGTCACGACCGGTAGGCTTCGAGGACTTGGCAGTCTCGTTGCGCAGGTGGGTGACGGACACGGCCCAGTGGTCGGGCTTGCCCAGCAGGAAGACCAGCAGGCCACGGGCAGCCCAGCTCAGACGCCCGTCCTCGCTGATCGACTTGTTGAGCATGTAGAAATTGGCCTCTGGGCGAGGCGCTCGGATGATGCTCATTGGCCGCGCTCCTTGTCCTTTTCAGCACGGCGCTTGTCGCGGTAGGCGTACACCTCTTCCAGGCCTTCCTCGATCTTCACGACTTCGTGGTCAAAGTAGGCCTGGGCCTGGGCTTCTTCTTCCGGCGGCAGTTCGCCAGGGCCACGCAAGCCGTTCCAGATCCACTGCATCGCGGCATCGGCACCCTTCCCTTTCTGCCACTCCACAACGGCGGCACGCATACCAAGCAGGTAGCGCCCAAACGTCAGGTCGAGCTCCTTTACTTGCATGCGCAGAGCCTCGTTTTCCAAGGCAACGGCCGCATTCACCGCGCTTTTGCATTCGAGGAGGTTCGCGTTCTGCTCAGCCAGGTGATCGATCTCCGCGAGCAGGGCCAGGACAGTTGCCGGGCTGGCGGCAGCGATGAAGTAAGCGTCTTCCTTCAGCTCAATACCGAACTCCTGATTGACGACCATGCATTCGGGGTCAGAATCGGTAGACACGCCGTATGTGTGCGGCCTCGGGTCTTCGCCTTTGTCCCAGCACCAGGGTCCAGGCGTAGCGGCCTCGGCCAGCTTTTTCAGCCTCTGCTTGTCAATGTTCATGCTGCACCCCGCACGGCCTTGTCGTGGGTGTGCAGGCCGTCCCAGTTCTTCTTCATGGGCAGCTCGCCGGCCAGGTACAGTTCGTACAGGCGAGTTGCCCCCTTGCGCAGGAGGATCGGCGTATAGCTGATGAATGGGTCTTTACCGTGAGGAGCGACCTCGTGCTGGTGTTCGGTCATGTACTTGTCGCGGGCGTAGGCGGCCACGCGGTACCGGGTACCAGACTTGCTCTCGTTGTAGAGCCAATTGCGGCCTTCGAGGAAGTGGCCGACCTGCATCACATTGACCCCATTGAGGCCCTTGCAGAACTGGACGTGGCTCATGCCTTCCTTGAACAAGTTCTCCAGGTGGTCGATCTTCTTGGCCTGGGCCTCTACTTGGACGGTGAGCAGGACGCGGGCTTGCTCTGCCTCATAGGCAAGTTGGATCAGCTCGAGGCGGGTCATCTCGCGCGGCTGCGACAGTTCGTTGAGCTTCTGCACAACGACCCGGCGCACTGCCTTGGATTCGCGCATTGCCACCAGAAGACACTGATCCTTGGTCAGCATCAGGCCTTCGGAGGCCGGGCCGCGGGAATTCTTAACTACGAAACTTTCGTAGTATTCGCCGTCGAGTTCGTCCTTGCAGCGCGCAGTAAAGTCGGCGCGCCGAACCTCGCTCTCGCCGTGTTGCATCCTGGTTTCGTTGACAAGGACGAGCAGATCAAAGCTGCTCATCTTGCGCGCCACAGAATCGTGCTTCGCGTTTTGTGGCGCGAGCAAGCTTATGGGCTGTACACTCGGTGTCTGCATATGCATAATTGGTCTCACTTATGTGATGTTGCAGAGAGCCGGGCCGCAATCCCGGCTTTTTTGTGCCTGTAAGAAGCCCGAAAGAGGGCCTCTGTCTTTCACAATCAGGGAACATCGAGGCCCTTTTTGTGCCCTACCAGCCCCAACACCGGGGCCTTGTGTCGCATTTGTCTCAATTGCTCCTGGACCGCGAGTGAGCGACTCATTTCCAAGTACTCCTCCGTCGATCTATCCAGGCTCCAGCCAAGGTCGGCAGCCAGCTGTCGAACCTCAGCCTTCACCTCGACTGGCAGCAATTCGAAGGTGGTTTCAGGCATAGGCCCTCCATAGGGGCTTCAGGCCGTCTTATCCTGCTCACCGGCGCCGTTCATTTCTCGGAGCAGATCAGCAGCGCCCAGGCGACGGCCAAGATTGGCCAGTTCGTGCACATAGGTAGCGAGCTGCATGCCGGCCATACGTGCTTCCATGCGCAGCTTTCGAACCTCTTCAGGCTTCCAGCGCGACTTGATCACTTCGCTGCGTTTGTTGGCGGGGTCCAGGTGCATTCAGGGATTTCCTTGTGATTGAAAAATGGTTACGCAGCCGACTTGCGAGCAGGTATTGGGCGAATCTCGTTCGCCTCAATGTGCCCGTCGTCGTGCATGGTGATTCGGATGTCCCGCTTGGCACGGAACATTTGGGAGACGGCGCTCTGCTGTATCCCCAGAGCCTTGGCGAGGTCGCTCTGGGTTCCATGCCCGGCCAGGTATTCCTCAAGGGAAACAGTGTTCATCTGGTCTGCCTCATAGGGGTTTTATCGGATATTAGCACTGCTGTTTTACAATATTCAAGGACAAAGAGTAGCAGTGCTGTTTGCTTAAGGATCAGCTGTGCTACTAAATCACGCGCATGAAGAAACCCATCAGAACCCCTTTGTCCGCAGAGCAGCTTGCCGATGCTAAGCGGCTGCATGACATCTACAAAAAGCGCGCCAAAGAGTCTAGGGAAGATCCAACCAAGCCGGCCTTAACCCAGACCGAGGTCGGTGAGCGATGCGAATGGAAATCTCCTCAGAGCACTGTCAGTCAGTACATGACTGGGAAGGTAGCCTTGAATCTCGATGCGCTCGTAAAGCTGTCCGAGGCTCTAGATTTTGAGCCGGCCGAGGTAAGCCCTACTCTCGCCGCAGGCATCAGAAGAGTCTCAGCTGGGCAGCACCTAGACCATGAGGCGCAAGCCGCCAATTCGCCCCTGCCTGAATCGGCTGATGTTCCTCAGTCCGAAGATGAGCGCTATGCATTCGTTCCGCAATACGACGCGAAAGCAGCCGCGGGCCTGGGCAGCGAGAACCCTCACGTAGAGGTTCATTCCACGTTGGCATTCAAGCGCGACTGGCTGAAGTCAAAGGGCGTGAAGCCTGAAAGCCTGGCAGTGATCTACGCCGAGGGGCAAAGCATGTGGCCAACGATCAACGACCGCGACGTATTGCTTGTCGACAGGTCTCGTATCGAGCCGGTTGATGGTCAGGTTTTCGTCTTAACTGGCACCGATGGCGCCATCGTCAAGCGATTGATCCAAGGGCCGCTGGGTCAATGGATCCTGCGTAGCGACAACGATGACAAGGATGAATACCCGGATCGTTCGCACCTGCGCAGCAAGGAGAACGAGCATCGGATCATCGGCAAGGTGATTTGGCGAGGTGGAGATCTGTAGTAAAGCATGCCGGTCATCGGTTACCACAAATCTGGCCATGAACCGATAGCTTTTTGTTTCGTCACTCCTATATTGATCCCAGGCGCCACGAAACGACGAAATGCAATTTCGTGGCGCCGAGAGGCAATTGACTAATTTTTTTCAAGGACGATAATCGCTATCCGATTTTGGCTACGTGCCATCGTCAAAAAATGGAGTTCCCCATGTCACTCAGCGTGAATGCGTCGGCCTCTGCTCTGTTTGTCGCAGCTTTCGCTTTGATCAGCGATTACAGCTCCCTAGTAGACCAGGTCAACAAGCAGCCTACAGAGCAGGTTGCGGAGCATTCGGAAGAACTAACCCGCCTGAGAAGCGTCATCATCGGTCTTACCAAGGGCTGGTCCGAGCTTGATGAGCAATACGCACGAAACGTATCGAGCCTTGCTACCGCTACCTCGCTTGACGACGAACGATTCAGTCGCAATATGGAGCTACTCAAGGCCACAAGGCAGCTTGAGGATGCTCTGAAGGATACCCCGATACCCGCAATCCTGCTGAAGGAGCACAATCAGTTCCGCAGGTCGGTTGCGCGCGTCCGTAGCCGCATGGCGACCATGGATATGATGTATCGGCAATACTTTGTTATGCCCGAAGAGTTTCCTACCAGCCTGCGATCCGCGGATCTGATCGAGTTGGCCAACCATACGACCAAGCGAATCCCCCAGATCGCCTAAGGCTAGGAATGCCAATCGAGACTGAATTTCATCCAGGGACGTTCCAGGAATTCTTCCTTCCTGTTGACCAGGTAACCCCTGGATTATCAACCGCCCTAAAGCGCGAATTCGCGATTTACATCGAATCGAACAGGCTTAAGCTGCCGAGCATTTTTGGTAGAGACGCGCCGTATACTCAGCCTTCTCAGGCTATGGATGCATGTCTCATGCACATTCATGTCCGAATCCCTCCTGCCAAATTTCGCAAGGATGTTCCTCAGCGTGACCGGGTGTGTCGCAAAGGGAGGCCAGGTGAGGACGCGGCCCTTGTCTATGTGCAAGGTGAGCTGTATGAAAATAAATACCTCATCCTCGCTTTCCTATGGCCGGATGCTCATACGAAGGCTAGAGATAAAGAGGTGATGAAGTACCTTTCCAGGCTGGCCCTTGAGTGGCGGAGCCAAAACTAGCCTTGAAGCTAACCTGATTCCATACGGAGCCCGCCCAGCGCGGGCTTTTTCATGCCTGGGTGATGGCTGATAGCCATGATGGTAGAATTGAGCCTCACATTTCAGGGAGGTTGGAATGAAGCTCGGTTTAGGATTGGCAACACTGATTATTGCAGGGTCTGCAATTGCAGCACCAAAAAGCTCCTCGCCCAAGCCATGGGCCCAGGAGCCAGACAGCTTTATGGGGATCAGCTTTGATCAGAAGCTGGTGTATTCCCTCCCGCAATGCCCAGCAGGCTACGATCTGCCTACTGCACCATGCCGTGGCGAACCCTACCAGGGGCTCTACACGATTAAAGGCACGCCTGCCATTGGCCTCGGTTACAGCCTATCCGCGATGGCTAAAACCGGCCCGGTTGATTACTTCTACCTCACAACGCATTCAGATGATTTCCTTCGGCTCGAGCAGCTCTTCATCAGCAAATATGGCCAGCCCTCGAAGCGCTCTACTGAAGTGGTCAAGACCAAGGTCGGCGCCGAGTTCACTAACGAGAGACTGCACTGGATCGGCAAAAAGGTTGAGATTCTTCTGCAGAAATATGACGGAGACATCGACACTAGCTCCGCAAGCCTGAACAGCCGTGCTGCTACGCAGCGATCGGTGATAGAGGGCGGCCAAAAAATCCAGGACGCCGCCAGTAAACTCTAAAACTTCGGCTTAGTCGTATAGCCCGCCTCTGAGCGGGCTTTTTTGGATACGATGGCGGATGGCCACAATGGTAGAATGCCATTTTTATCTACGTTAGAGGCTTTAAGGATGAAAGCAGTGGTAGCGGCCGTGGTTGCCATGGTAATTGCCGGTGGCGGATGGCTAGGCTGGAACAGGTATGAGAGTGCCAAAGAAACAGAAGCGGCAGTTCAAGCCGTTCATGTTTCTGCTTCCCAAGCAGAGCGCCAAATGAACGCTCGCACCGAGGATGGGATCACTTTCGATGAGTACTTCAAGCGTAGTGAGGCGGCGGTGGAGAGCATGGATAAGGAAATTTCCTCTCTTGAGGCCCTCCCATGGAATCACAACCCGTTCTACCGGGACATTGCTATAGCATTCATTGAGCAATCCAGGGCTCTCTTGCGCTTTGATCGAGCCGATACGCGCCTCCTCATGCAAGAGAACAGCGCATATGAGGAATACGAGGATGCCAAAAAAGAACTTGACGAAGCTAAGTCTTCCGTGGCTAGAGACTGGGCCCTAAAAAGATTCATACGTAAAGGTGATGACCTAGTCGAGATCATAAATAAGAAAATCATCTCCGTTAAGGAACGCGTCGACAAAGTGAAGAAGATGGTAGCAGCCGATGCTGCTGTGAAATCAGCCTTCGGTGCAGACAGAGGCCTAACTCAGGCTACTGTTGAAAAATTGGAGAAGTACGTCGAGTCCGCAAAGCCTGAGACGCCTGAGAAGGCCAGCGAAAGCTAGGTTGTGTCTCATAAGCGAGCCCGCCACTGAGCGGGCTTTTTTGTGGGCGGCAAAAAAATATCAGCACTGCTGTTGACTCCTAAATAACAGCAGTGCTACTTTTAATCCATCGAGGCACTACACAGCCCCTCGACAGGCCCTCAAGCCGACCGCTCTTTAACAACCAGCGCAACAACCAACAGACCGCATTGCCTCTACCGGCGACCGGCGATCAGACAGCCCCGAAAGGCTGCCCACGACAGGGACGACCCTGTACGGCTGACGAAGGTGAAACGCCAGAACCGAGAGAACGACCCGGGCATGCAATGCGCCCCGCCACCCCGGCGGTAATGGGAGAAACACCAGATTCGATAGGTGGCCACTGCCTGCCCAGTGAGCGAGCAATAGGAGATTCCGCCATGAAGTAACCAGACGATTCGCCCGTGAGGCGCAGCAAGCCTGAAGGCTGAGCCCGTATTCATGACAGGCAGCGGAAAGTAGGGCCGTCGATGTCCCCGCGCATTGGCCGAATGGTAGGCCCACCCGAAACGACGATCACCGCTGACGCAACACCCCGGCCTGTCGCCAGTAGCGAGGCCGGGATTTCACCAGGTGCCATTCCATGAGTGGTATCTGGGAAATCAACCGCCCTGGAGGGCACGGGAATGCTGAATATCAACGAAGAATCTCTGAAGACCGCGATCGTCGCCCAGGTTGCAGACCAACTGCTAAGCGAGGACGCCGACCTGTCCAGCTTGGTCGACAAGGAGGTCAAGAAACGCATCGACAAGATCTTCGACGAGCGTGTCACTGCTCAGATCCAGAAGGCGATCGACGAGACAATCAACGGCTCGTTTGAGCGTGAATACCGCCGAGTTAACCAGTGGGGCGACCAAGAAGGCCCTTCTACCACCCTGCGCAAGGAGCTGGAGAAGACGGTTACCTCCTACTGGAACGGCAAGGTGAACCCTGGTGATGGGAAGCCGGCCACCAGTGATTACAACTCGGTTACCCGGGCGCAGTGGCTGATGACCAAGATCTGCGCGGAAGACTTCAGCAAGGAAATGCAGCAGCACGTGACCAATGTGGTCGGCAGCCTGAAAGACGGTCCGCGCAAGCAGATGGCCAACCAGATGGATGCTCTGCTCAACGATCTCTTCAAGGTTCGCAGCCTGCAAGATCAGGGCAAAGTCGAAAAGCCCTACTGATTCCCTGACAGCCGGAAAGACGGCCCGATGCCCTGCCCCCCCGTCGCAGGGTGCATCGGGATGTGATCTGTGAGGCGTGGCCGCTGAAACCCAAGCGCCTTGATGGATGCGCCGAAACGCGGAAACGGGGCGCCCAATACCAGATCACATCACCGATACACCCCGCATCCCCTTCCCTTCACATACGACCGCATTGGCAGGCGCCAGGCCACCTTTCACGGTGGGTTTGGTCACCCGCGCCTGACGCCTGGCCAATGCGGTCATGAGGATAAACCATGTACCAGCCACCAGAACCATCTGGGGTAGGCCGCTGCCTGCGCTGCGAAAGCTGCATCGAAGAATCAGAGCAGGTCGGCGGTATCTGTTTCGAGTGCCAGCCAATCGAGGCCGGCGAGCAGCCAGCATTCCCAGTGCGTGCCAGCGAGTACGGCGGTCACGGAACCTGCTTCGGCCTGACCATTCGCGACCACTTCGCAGCTCAGGCGCTGCAGGGGATCTGCGCCCACCCTGACACCTGGGGTCGACAGGTTCATGAGGTCGCGCAAGTTGCTTACGAATTGGCCGACGCCATGCTCGCCGCCCGGGTGAAGCCATGAGCGGCTGGATCAAGTGCAGCTGTCTTAACTGCAGTGCTGAATTCGAGAAGATGAAGGCCGACCTGGCCAGAAGCCCGAACAGTTTCTGCTCGAAGTCCTGCAGTGCTCAGCACAGGGCGAAGGTGAACGCTGATCGATTCTATGAGCGCTGCGAAAAGACTTCGTCTTGCTGGAACTGGAAGGGAAACCTGAATTCCTGCGGCTATGGCTACTTGAAGATCAAAGGCCGCGTTCGAAGGGCGCACCAGGCTAGCTATGAGATTTCTCGGGGCCCAATCCATCAAGGGATGGTGGTCATGCACTCCTGCGACAACCCGGCCTGCGTCAACCCCGATCACCTTTCTCTAGGTACTCATCTGGACAATATGCGCGACATGCGGGCGAAAGGGCGAGGAGCTTCGAAGCTGAACGCAGAGAGCGCGCGCCTGATCAGGGCTTCAACATCCAAGACCAACGATCTTGCGGAGCTGTTCGGCGTGAGCGTGAGAGCGATACGAAACATTCGCTCTGGCGCCAGTTGGAATCCGCTCCCTTCCCCACCCACCGAGTAACCCACCACCTGGAGGCGACCATGGCCGACCACGCCGATCTGTACGCCGATAGCGCCCAGGCGCGCGCCTTGGATCGTCGCCTCTCCGCTGACGAGCAGGTGCACTGGGCTGCTCATGTAACTCCAGAAGAAGCAGCAGAAGACAACCGGGCCTGGCTGGACACCCTTCGGGCTCGCGACGAACAGCAGCAAGCCATCAGCCGTCGAGCAATCGCCGCGGCGCTTGGAAAGATGGAAGCACTTTGCGGCTCAGGTGCCGCTCGGAGGACAGCATGAACAAGGGTATTCGTCAGGCGGTTGTCGACATCATCGACTCCCGCTTCGTTGCGATCTGCGCGAATTTTAGCGAAGCGGTCCGTGGCGAACTGATCATGGCTATAGACATGGCCGGCCTCACTGGAGCTATCGACCTAGCCGAACAACGCAGCTATACCGAGCGGCTTAATCGGATCATCGATCGCAACTATCAACAGCTGGCAGAGAACCTCGGGAGGGTGGCATGAGCACCTCACCGGTCAAATCGCTGATTGACGAGCAGCTTGAACAGATCGAGCGCAGCCTGGCCATCATCAGCTTCGGGCTTCCCTTCAACGAAGTGATCGGCCTTCCTCGCGAGCTGCCTGTGGCCAGCCTGAAGCGCCAACTGAGCGCCACCATGAAAGGCCGGCGCATCGCTGTGAGGGTCAGGCCATGACCCGTCAGCAAGCGCGACGCTGGGCATTCTGGCGCGGCAGCTTCATTACGCTATCCCTGTGCACCGCATGGATGTTGGCCAGCGCATACGCCGACCGCATCACCTCCTGAGGCACCCCATGAACACAACACCCCGCCTGGCCGCCCAGCTCGACTGGATGACGGCCGGTTCGTTCTCGCCTGAGCAGTACCAGGGTGATGAGCGCAAAGAGTACGAAGACGAGGCTGCTCGCATTGAGTGGCAGTGGGACAACCAACCGAACTGAGGGCATCCCCATGTTCAAGAAAGCCGAACGCAAGCAGGCCAAGCTACGGCTGGCACTTGCTGGGCCATCCGGGTCTGGAAAGACCATGTCAGCGCTGCTCATGGCCAAGGGCCTGGGCGGGCGCATAGCGGTCATCGACACCGAGCACGGCAGCGCGTCGTTGTACGCGGACATTGCCGACTTCGACGTGCTCGAACTGCACGCGCCCTACTCGCCCGAGCGCTACGCCGAGGCGATCACCGCCGCCGAACAGGCCGGCTACAGCGTTCTTATCATCGATAGCTACTCGCACGAATGGACTGGCTCCGGAGGCTGCCTGGAGTCAAACGAGAAGCTCGCTCACCAGAAGTTCAAGGGCAACACTTGGGCTGCCTGGAATGAAACCACGCCGCGCCATCGCAAGCTGACCGACAAGATCCTGACCAGCCCACTGCACATCATCTGCACCATGCGCAGCAAGACCGAGACGGTCCAGGGCGAAGGCAAGAAGATCCTCAAGCTAGGCATGAAGTCCGAGCAGCGCGACGGCACCGATTACGAGTTCACCGTGGTGCTTGATATCACCCACGACGGCCACGCCGCGATCGCCAGCAAGGACCGGACAAAGCTGTTCGACCAGCCTGAGGTGATCAGCGAGGAAACCGGGCGTCGTTTGCTGGCCTGGCTCAATGACGGCAAGTCGCAGGCCGACCTGCAGGCCACTGCGCTGCAGGATGCCCTCTCGAAGATCCCGGTTACCGAGACCATGCAGGAGCTGCAAAGCGTGTATTCGGCAGCGTACCGGATCCTTGAGCAGTCACCCGACCACCTGGCGCAGCTGAATGCCGCCAAAGACCAACGCAAAGCCGAACTCGCGGAGAAAGCAGCATGAGGGGCATCAACAAAGTAATCCTGGTCGGCACCTGCGGCCAGGACCCCGAGGTCCGCTACATGCCGAACGGCAACGCGGTTACCAACCTGAGCCTGGCCACCAGCGAGGCGTGGACAGACAAGCACACCGGCCAGAAGGTCGAGAAAACCGAATGGCACCGGGTGGTGCTGTTCGGCAAGGTTGCGGAAATCGCCGGCGAGTATCTGCGCAAAGGCTCGCAGTGCTACATCGAAGGCAAGCTGAAGACCCGCGAATGGGAAAAGGACGGCATCAAGAGATACAGCACCGAGGTGCATGTCGATATCAATGGAACCATGCAGCTGCTGGGTGGCAGGCCTGACAACCAGGGCGGCGGGCAGCAACAGCGTCAACCACAGCAACAGCAGCGTCAGCCCCAAGAACGTCAGCAGTACCAGCGGCAAGCGCCTCGACAGAGCCAGCAGGCCGCGCCGCCTGACAACTTCGATGACGACATACCCTTTGCCCCGCTCCATCCCCTCGCAGGTGCATAGCCATGCCTCTCGCAACCGCCCTTGATCTGCTCCAGCGCCGCAAGGAACTGGAGCAAAACCTGCAGCTACTTTTCAACCGCAGTTGCCAGTGGAGTCGCGCCGAGCGTGTCCGCGGCGCTGCCACCATCGAGAACCTGACACAGCAGCTGTTCGAACTTACCGAGCAGATCGACGCGGCGCGCGCTGCATGAAGCGCATCACCAATCTGGTTCGCCAGCGCCGGCGGCAAGAACAGTTCCACCTGCCGCCCAGCGGCCTATCGGAGCACAGACATGCAGAAAGCACCTTCTGGAGTGGTAACCCTGCCGGCCTGGCTGAATCGGCCGGTCAAGAAGCTGTACAACACCCGCAGCGGCGGGCAGTACCGGCCTGATGATGTGGCCCTGGCCTTCGCGCTGAGCCTTCGAGTGCACGACAGCGCCGATCACCTGCGCAGGCTTGCCCGGCGTCTGGTCGACAAGGTTTGCCTGGAGCACCAGCCTAACATGAAGCGCCTGGCCCGAGAGCCGGACGACGCCAAGGTGTTCGACGCCGCGCTCAAGATTATCAACCGGGTGTGCGACCTGCTCGACATCGGACCGGGCGCCAGCTTTGTGCGCAATGGAGGCGATGATGGCTCTGACGTCGAAGCAGCGTGACGATAAGCGCAAGGAGAAAGAGGCCAAGGCAGGCGTTGAAGAACTGCGCATGAAGACGCGCTCCGGAACCCGCCAGGCCCTTGCCGAGATCATGCAGTGGGCACAAGTCGAGGAAAACGGCGAGGCCATGACTCTGCTGATCCACCGCATCCATGAATTAGGACCTGAAGCGGCCCGCCACTTCCTCAGTGCGCCGCGCCACGAAATAGTCATATCCGATTTTGTGGCGCGGCGGCTCGATCAGTTCCGCATCGGGCGGGAGCTGCGGGCGCCCGATCTGATGCTGGGCGATGACCCTGATGACAGCGAGACTGGCTTGCTAATGGTTTGTCGGCGGTAGGTTCACTGTCCCGGTTTCTCAGTGAATTTTCCGTCCTTCAGCAAAAGATCAATCTGCACTTTGGCCATCTGCTGGCCGCGCTCAACAGCTTCTTCAAAACTTGAGAAATCAGCCGTCTCCCGGGTCGACAAAACGACGCTGTCAGGGTGCTGTACGCTGACTCTCAAACCCCTCGGCACCGGATTTTCAGGTTGCCCCCAGACGAAATCAATCTTGGCTGAAACTCCGCGATACTCGTAATCCACAGGCCATGGTCGATCGACAATCAGCGACATAGAAGCTCCTTTTCGCCGGCCCCATGCCGGTCACCTTTAATAGCTCACCCCTAGCCACTCCGCCACTCGCGCTGCCCTCCAGCGCCTTCCCCTATTCAACGATAACGATCACGCCGCACCGGCGAGGACCGCCCATGTCTGCATTTCAGAAAAAGAACCCGCTCGACTTCAAAACCCAGTACGGCCTTGGCTTCGATCCGCAAGACGATGAGATCGTGGTGGACTTCTTCTGCGGTGGCGGCGGCGCCGGTACCGGCCTGGAGATGGGCCTGGGCCGGCCGGTTACGGTGGCCAAGAACCACAGCCCCGCAGCCATCAGCATGCACACCGCCAACCACCCTGCAGCGCGTCACTTCACCACTGACGTGTTCGAGGGTGACCCTGACGAGGAATGCCAGGGCCGGCCGGTTGGCTGGTTCCACATGAGCCCGGATTGCACCCACCACAGCCAGGCCGCCGGTGGCCAACCGCGCAAGCGCGAGATTCGCAACCTCTCGTGGATCGGCCTCAAGTGGGCCGGCAAGAAGAAGCCCAGGGTGATCAGCCTAGAGAACGTGAAGCAGATCCTGCAGTGGGGTCCACTGATCGCCAAGCGCGACAAGGCCACCGGCCGGGTGATGAAGCTAGATGGCACCGTGGCCGCCGTTGGTGAGCGCGTACCGGTGCAGCAGCAATTCCTGGTGCCCGACCCGAAACGTCGCGGCATCACCTGGAACCGGTTCGTGCACTTGCTCGAAGGTATGGGCTACCAGGTGGAATGGCGCGTCATCAAGGCCTGCGACTTCGGAGCGCCAACCAGCCGCGAGCGGTTATTCATGATCGCCAGGTGCGATGGCCAGCCAATCGTGTGGCCAGAGCCTACACACGCCAAGAACCCAGCCAAGGGCCAACAGAAATGGCGCACCGCCGCCGACTGCATTGACTGGACCGTGCAGAGCAAGAGCATCTTCGGCCGGAAGAAGCCGCTGGCCGACGCAACGTTGCGCCGGGTCGCCAAAGGCATGAAGAAATTCGTGCTGGACAACCCGCAGCCCTTCATCGTGCCGATTGCGAACTGGTCGGGCGAATTAGCCCAGTCGGCGCATGAGCCACTTCGCACGGTGACCTCCTGGCCGCGCGGTGGATCCTTCGCCATGGCAAGCCCGGTGATTATTCCAGCAACACACCAGGGCGCCGACCGAGTGAACAACCCTGCCGATCCACTACCAACGGTAACTGCAGCCAACCGCGGCGAGCTGATGATGGCCAGCCCAGTGATGATAGGGGCCGGCGGGCCGGTGTATGCCGGTAACCCGGTATCTGCCGACCAGCCAATGGGCACGCTGATGACCCGCAGCCATCGGGCGTTGGTGACAGCATTTATCGAGCAAGCCAATGGCGGATTCAACACCACCCCGGCCCGAAGCATGGAAGACCCCATGAGCACGGTCACCAACACCGGCAGCCAGCAGCGACTCGTGACCGCCAGCCTGGCCACGCTCCGGCGCAACTGCGTAGGCCGCCCTGTAGATGACCTGGTGCCGACAATGACCGCCGGCGCCGAGCACCACGCGCTGGTCGAGTACAAGCTGTCGCCGGAGCACGAGGAAGGCGCCCTGCGCGTCGCGGCATTCCTGATCAGCTACTACGGCACCGAAAACACCAGCGCCGCAGATGCGCCGGCGCCGACGGTCACCACCATAGATCGCCTTGGCCTGGTAACTGTCTTCGTGAAGGGCACGCCCTATGTGATCGTCGACATCTGCCTGCGCATGCTGCAGCCGCATGAGCTGTACCGCGCTCAGGGCTTCCCGGCCAGCTACATCATCGATAAGGGCGCCGACGGCAAGCTATTCACCAAGACCGAGCAGGTACACATGTGCGGCAACAGCGTGAGCCCGCCGCCTATGGCTTCGCTGGCTAAAGCCAATGACCCATGGAAAAGCATCCAAACCCACGCAAACGCCGCATAAATGGCAGATTCGCCTGCTAACTTCTCTTCTTTGCCCTACGTATGATTCAGCGAACCATTTCACGTCTGCGCGATTTAAGCAGCCACTTCGCACCAAGCGTTCAATCCAAGCTTACCCACCACTTTAAGCAAGAGAGCCACGGCAGGGAATATCAAACCACTAGCGATACCAAGCTTTACTGCGATTGCTGCGCTGATCGCAGTAACCACATAATTTGCCGCCGGCTTCGCAATATTGACTAGACTCTCCCGCTCGCCCTTATATTTCTCACCACCACAGATGAACGCGCGGAACTCCGCTTGAAATCTTGTATAAAAGGCTTCCCCTCCTGAATCTTGAGCCCCTCCGAACCTGCGAAGATCCAATGGCCCCGTTGAGGACAACCAAATTTTCGCAGCGGTCACTTCATCATGGTTCGCAAGCAATTCCGACACGAGTGCCTTCTGATATGGCCTCAAGGAGTCCAGTATTTCCTCGCTACCAAAAACAAAAACCTCGGAGGTCATCACAGCATCTCCTTGATATACTCAGCAGAGACGATATGACTAGTTTGGTTAAGCTCTGTTGGATTTATACCCATCATCATAATGAAACTACCCCCTTGCGGAACATATGTTCCTGAAAGCATGCCGACAGCTTTATTTAGACGCTTACTAAACACAATTGATCCTGACTGACCCGGACGAGTCTGCGAGTTGATAACTGCATGCTTTACTTTTAATGAACTTGACTCCAGCAGAACTTTTGCACCAACTACTGCAGTCTGATAAGTAAGGACCCTACGACCATCAACGCAGTGTGGATAGCCTACAATATCCACTACTTCCCCAACATTAATTTCATCAAGAGAGCCGAGTAATGGGAAGCCCTGCACTCGAGCGTCAACCTTTAGCAAAACAATATCCGCTATAGGATTGACATCAACAACCACTGCATTAATCGGAACACAGGATTTGTCTGAGACGTCTTGATATTGGTTAAATGAACCAATATGTGGTGCCATCACTACAATACCAGTTGGATCGTTTCCAACAACGTGCCGCGAAGTTACCAAAACACCATCGGCGCTAACGAAAAATCCTGTACCCAAGAGCTTTACAGCACCCGGCTCTATTTTACCAATCAAAACTACGTGCTGAGTAAAGTTGTCCATCACACTTCCCATGCCTAGGTGGATCGCTCTTCAATCTCGCCTTATAGCACTAACGCATTGCCAAAAGCCATCCTTTGATTGGAACCGAGGAGCTGAGAGTGAACAGCTACCTTCACAGCGTCATGCTCCACTTACTTAAATTACGTACCTGTTCCACATACCTCACAAGAAAGACCGAGCAAACGTTTAGATACACCATCGAAAGAGTACATACGTACTCTTTTCGCCGCCTCCTGTTTCTCTATTCAATGCCGCGATATGGCGGCGAAGGACGAAGTCATGCCTGAAGAAAGCCAACTGCATCCAGACCTGGCGCGCATCTACGATATTTTCGGTCTCCACCACTCGCATCCAATCAGTGTTCTAGAAGTCAATGTCCGAAACATAAAGCGTTTCTCTGACCTGCTTCAGGCGGTGGAAAGCGAGTTCCTGATGGTGCCTGGCACCCCTTCGGACGAACCCGAAGATGAAGGTTGTCCGGTTGATGATGAATGCCTGGTCAACCGCTGGGGAGCCACTCAGGAAGAGTACATCGAGCAGTTCCGCGCAGCTTTAGAGCATCTGCACGGGAAAAGCCGCACCATCACCCTCTCCGGCTGCGAGTTCACCGAAGACGACCTGCTCCGCACCGCGGTTCGCATGGTGAGAGGCACCACCAGGATGAAGCAACCGCGGTGGGTGCTGATGAAGGACGCCTTCTGCTGCGGCTCTGGCGTAGCCCACGCGCTGTGCCGGCGATACGGCTTTGACCCGGACGAGGACCTGCGAAAATGACCCGCCTCGCCCTCTGCCTCCTGCTGCTGGCCACCGGCGCCAGCGCGACCGAACCGGTGCGGATTGCGAAGTCTGCCAACATAAAAATTGGTGTGAATCGTATCCACGATGACCAGCGAGGAGTGACCTGCTACGTGTACTACGACGGCGGTCCAGGCGGCATCGGCTGCATCCCCGACAGACAGCTGCAGGCCGGCAACGAGCGCCAGCTCTCCCCGCACGAAACCCAACCCGAACCTACACCCGCTCTGGCGCCTGGGCGCTGGATTGATGAGAGGTATGAGCTGTGACGACTACGAATTGGAAAGTCGCGCCTGCCGATGCAGAGGCATGGGCACCCAGCACCCACAAATTCATGGCGGGCTGGTACAAAACAGACGCTCAAGGCCACTGGTATTTCGCCATATCGCGCAGCGCTGGCTGGTGGGCCATCGAGAGGCCGTCGACATATCGCCAGCGTCAAATGGAGCGCCGCCCATGACCGCCCTGATCGAAGTGAAGACGGCAGACCTGACCGGCGAGGCGCTGGGGTGGGCGGTCGGCAAGGCTGAAGGCTTGGAGCTGGAATTAGAGCCGCCGCACTACGGCGCGTCTTGGCGGGTGTTTGCGCGCCACCGCTACACCGCGACCGAGGAAGCCAAGCGCTATAACCCGTGGGAAGATTGGTCGCTGGGCGGCAACCTGATCGATAAGTACTCCGCCATGATCCGTGGTTATCCAAACCAGATGTATGAATCCCTGGCTATCGCGCGAGTCCGTATCAGCGGGGCCTTGGCCTGGCAATCTGGGCAGACACCACTTATCGCGCTGTGCCGCGTAATCGTCGCCGCCAAAGTTGGAGATATCGTGCAGGTTCCGAAGGAATTGATGGTAGGACCCCACGACCATCGACGCTGCAGTCTCGATAGATAGCTGGATCGCTAGTAAGTGCAAGGGCAGCGCCTCCCCAAAGATGCGGCCGATCCTTTATACGTTCGAATCAGGCGTTTCTTCGCCTTTGTAACCCCAGCCAGCTTTTTTGGCCTTCTCCACCAGCTCCATGATCAGTTCCATATTCGGCAGGCGCGCTTGACCGCGTGCAGCTTGAAGGGTGCCGTCTTTACGCTTCCAGATGAACCGATAGCCGCGCTGCTGCGATCCGTCGCTGTAGTTGTAGTGGCACCACTGAAAACACAGAGTCCAGCCACTTTCGAACTTTTTTTCCACATTTTCGATAATCGTAACGCGCGCTTGAACAGCCATAGAAACCTCAAACTCAGTTAAGTGCTTAATTGCACAATTAAGATCTTAACTGCGTTTTGCCGTGGTGTAACCCCCTTTGTATCAATGCCTGACCTTCTAATCCTACAACTCAAGCCCGCCGACATGTGCGGGATGGAGAGCTATTGCCATGACGAAAGAAGATCTGGGCAACCTGCCCGAGAAGGTGCGGGTAGCCACCGAGGCCGGCATCGCTGCTGCCAACGAGTGCCAGGACGACGGCGGCAGCGCCAACCTCGATCGCGTTGTCATCCCGCTGCGAGGCCTGCGCTCCAGCCAGATCAAGGGCCTGCCCGGCAGCGTGTATCCGGCCAGCACCTACCACCCGCGCGGCCTGCACCTGTCGGTACCGTTCGCCGGCATCGGCAACCGGCGGTACGCCGGCGTGCAAGCCATGTACCGGTCCCTCTCAAGGACCAGGGCGTCGACTGCTACGTCTACTACCAGCTGGACTGACTACCAACCTGCCGCCACCGGCGGCGTGGAGACCATCCATGAACCTGATCGACTGCTACGTCACGAAGATCCTCAGTGAGCCGTACCGAATGTTCGGCCACTGGTGGGTCGACGTCGAATACGACGGCGAAGGCCGCATCAGCGATACAAAGCTCATGTTCCGCACCGAGGAAGCCGCCCGGGCGGCGAAGGTCGGGCACCACTTTCTGGCGTGACCCGTCTATATAAAGGAGACACCCAATGCGACACTCAGAAAACATTGATCGCTTGCTCCGCCTGGACGAGGTGCTGCACGTCACGGGCATGGGTCGGAACACCGTCTATCGAAGAATCCGTGAAGGGACGTTCCCGAAACAGGTTAAGATAGGACCCAATTCGGTCGCCTGGCGACAGTCGGACATCACTCAGTGGATGACCTCTCTAACCCCCAGCGACGACCAATCAGTACATTGAGCAGTACACTGGAAAGCCAGATCGCGCTCAAGCCCTTATCCCACCAGCTTTACAGGTTCACCAGTGGAAATCTTCAAAGAATTTACGTTCGAATCCGCCCACCGCCTTCCCCATGTGCCCGAAGGCCATAAATGCGGGCGTCTACATGGGCATTCGTTCAAGGTCGGCCTTCATCTGACGGGTCCACTCGATCCGCATACCGGCTGGATTCGCGACTTCGCCGAAATTAAGGCGGTGTTCAAACCCATCTACGAGCAGCTCGACCATAACTACCTGAACGACATCCCTGGCCTGGAAAACCCCACCAGCGAAGTCATTGCCAAATGGATCTGGGATCAGGTCAAACCGTTGCTGCCAGAACTGTCCAAGGTGCGTATCCACGAGACGTGCACCAGTGGTTGCGAATACAGCGGGGACTGA